GAGAAACAACAGCCCAGTTACCTGCGCCTCTTCTTGTTCTTTGTGCAATTCTGTTAGCTGCTCTGTTTACAAGAACTGCTAATGCTGCGTGTTCGTCACCAACAAAAGTAGCAGTACCACTTACAGCCGCTTGGTTGTATGTGTCTGTACCTGTACCTGCTAGTGTTTTTAGAGAACCTAAGATCTCTTGATCGATTTCTGCAGTAATTTCTTGTGCTAATGCAGCCATAATTTCTGCTTCTACATCGATACCGTGCTGGCTTTGAGCATCCTGAGCTGCTTCAAATGTCCAACGTGCTGAGAGCTTTCTTGATTTAGCTTCAACAGTTTGCTTCAAGATCTGGATGCTTAGTTTATTACCAGCTGAACCTTCGAGAGCTGCTGTAGCTTCGGCTGTTCCGCCTGTAGCACCTGAATATGCTTCAGCGATCTTGAATGGTGAAAGTGCTTCTTCGCCAGCTACTGCTCCGCTTGCGCCTGAGCCTACTGTATCGGAGTAGCGTACTCTCAATGTGTGGATTTGACCCACTGGACCAGTCATAGGCTGTACACCAACGATCTCGTTTGCGATCACAGTTGGCATTACACGTCTAATTACTGGAAGAATAACACGATTAAGTGTTGCGATATTACCGGCAGAGGTAGCACCAGCTGTTGCAGTCTCAGCCAAATACTTGCGAGTATTTTCTAGCGTTGACGCCATTACGCTTTTCTTTGTGCCGTTTAGGCCTTCAAGAAGTGCTGTTTTGGTCTCCTGCCAGCGACTTTCTAATAGTTCTGACATAGTTATCTCCTTAATTCAAACCAGCTAAACGCTTAATATCAACTACGTTGCTATCTGCTTTAGCTGTCATATCAGTGTTTTCTGTTCTATTGCCTGTTACTTCTTTGCCTTCTTTTAAAACTGCCTTTTTCGCTGGACTCTTGCCGTCGATAACTGCCGGTAGATATTTGTCAAACTGTGCTTGTAAGCGATCTGTTTGAACTGATTCCAGTAAGTCCATCATAATATCTTTCTGGTCGTGGCTCAATGGAGCAACTAGACCATCAATTTTATCTTTGCGAGCAATTGACTCGTTGATTGATTTAACCTCGTTTGCCTTTGCTTCCGCAAGTTTTATAGCTTTAGCCGCTGCTGTTCTAGCTTCTACAAGTTGTTTCTCTTTTGTGTCTACAACTGATAGAAGTTTTGAAGTTTCACTCTTCTCATTTAGATAAGAATGACTGTATTCGTTTGCAAATGCTTCGAATAACTTGCGACCAAAATCATTTTGTCGTGCTTGATCGATATCTTCTTTGAGTGCTGAAATTTCTTTTGTAAGTCCTTTTGACACTGTTTCTGATACCAACGCGGCACTTTTCTTAATGAATTGTGTTTTAACATCATTAAGATGACTCTTAGCTTCACGTACAAGACGTACTTTTGTTTCAGCCAAGTCTTTTTTATCTTCGTAAAATTCTGCAAGCTCTTTTGCAAGTGATTCAACTACAAACTCTTCTAAGGCAACAAACTTATCAGCAGTTGCTTTTTGATCTGCGTGTAGCTCTTTTATTTCTTCTGCTAATTGCTCTGAAACAAAAGTTTTCATTAGATTGGCATTTTTACGCTGTGCAACTGCAAATTTAGCTTTTGCTTCTGCAAGTTGCTTACGATCATCTTGGAATTCTGCGATTTCTTCTGCTAATTTTTCGCTGACTAAAGCGTCAATGGCTTCAACCATTGTTGTTTTGTCGTGTTCGTATTTTTTAGCAAATTCTTCGCGTAGTTCCGCAGTGACTTCAAGGCGATTTTCCTTAATTTTTGCGTTCCACGCTTCTTCTAACTCTGAACGTACTTCTTCCGATAGTGCATCATTTTCGAAGAGATTTTTTAGTGCTTCTAACATTAGTTTCTCCTCGTTATTGGAGCCTGCTTATTATGTTTAATAAGCTCTCTTTTAAATATTTTTGTGCCTGTTTATCGCCTTGGACTTCTCTCGAAGTTAAAAATGCCTTGTATCCACCTTTTTCGTTCATCAAATGTTCGTAAATTGGTGTAGGATACGCACCAGGGGCGCTTGGCTGTGCCACAACGTCCACGGTAATTATTTCAAATCCGGCAACTTGACCTCCGCCATCAACTTCACCTGACCCTCTTGATGAGACGCCTAGTTTAACTCCGCTTTCAAGCATTGTTTTTACTAGACCTCCCATCGGGGTTGGTAAAATTTTTAATTTGCCGTAACCATTTGGTCCGTCCATCCACATACTTTCAACCATATGGCATACACGGTCAAGGTTAATATTAAGTCCTTCAGGATGATCTACTTCTCCTAACACTGAGTAGCCGCCACTAATTTGTTCGTTGAGTGTGGTGACAGCCCTGCTAATCTCATTCACGGGATAAACACGCTGATTGGCGTTTTTGACTCCGCCTTGGATACAAATACCTTTCATATAAAGGTCTTTGCCTTCGTTAGCAGACTCAACAACAATCTTAGCTTGGTCAAAACTCAAATGTTCGTTTAGTACTTTCATCAATCAGTCCTCTATTAGCTTCCAATAGTTGATTTTTTATTGTCAGCGTTCTCTGGCTTTGACTTCTTTTCAGCGCCGTGACCAGGTTGCGACTTTAATGATTTAGCCGCTTTGCCACCAGGAACATTTACGTTACCAGCGGAATCTTCTTTAGCTGCACTTGCACCTGTGCCGCCCATATCAGCTGAACCGCCTTTTGCGATGTTAGCTGTTGTGCCGCCCATATCGTTTGCGCCTGCTACTACTGATTTTGCATTTGCACCATTATCGCCTTTTTTTGGCTCGTCTGACATTTTGTCAACGTACTCTCTCATCAATTCTGTGTTTGATTTTGGCGCAGTTGATTCTTCTACTTCGTCTGTAGCTTCTTCAACTTCTTCATCGTTTGCTTCAAATGCAATTGCTTCTTCTTCTGGATCTTCGTCGCCTGGCTCTTCGTCACCCATTGGCATTTCGTCGCCTGCTTCTTCACCATCATCATCAGCCATCATATCTTCGAATTCAGCTTTTAGTGCTTCTAGCTCATCTTCTAAATCCATTACACGATCTTCAAGGTCTTCGTCACCTTCGCCGTCCATACCCATATCGTCGTCGGCTGGCTCGTCCATTCCCATATCTGGATCTTCAATATCACCCATCATATCGTCTACTGGATCAGCTTCTACAGTTGGCTCCATAAATTCTTCAACTTTTTCGTCAGTTGCTTCATCTACTTCTTCATCTGTTGCTTCTTCAACTTCTTCATCAGTTGCTTCATCTACTTCTTCATCAGTAGATTCGTCTAGATCATCTTCAGTTGCTTCGTCAACTTCTTCATCAGTAGCTTCATCTACTTCTTCGTCTGTTGTTTCTTCAACTTCTTCATCTTCTAGTAAATTTTCATAAATTTCACGTGATTTTTCTACCACGATTTCGTGGAAAAGCTCTTCCGCACCTTCTCTGTCTTCATTGACGAGGCGCTCAAGCATTTCTTCAAACTTGTTGCGATCAGTCATTGTTATCTCCTTTATATATCTTTACAAGGCTGTCTATTATATTTACACTTTTTAGAAAATATACGCTTAAAATGGGGTCAAAACAGCGTATTTTACGAATTATATGGAGAAATCTTAAAATTTTCCATAAATTCGTTAATTGTAATATGTTTTAAGTTTTTACAATTTATAAAGTTATCTGGTATATAACTATCCTCATTTTCAGTTACTCGCACGTATTTAGTTCGATTAAACTGATTTATACAGTTAAAAGTTTGTCTTTGCCAATTTCCGTAATATGTTGCTCTATCGTTGACATTTTTGTAATTTTTTGTACCTGCATACAAATTATTAACAAGTTCGTGTTCTTTTCCTAAACCTGTGTAATCAAATCCTAAAATGTATATAACTGGATTGTCGTGAGTACTAGCCATAAACAAAGCAGTTGGACCACTACTCCAACCTTTGTTAGGATTAAATTTGTTGATATTTGGATCTTGTTTTGTTAATTTGTTTGGATTGCTCCATACTTCGTGATTATGATGATAACCTGCTTGTTGTATTTCTATTACCATTTTTGTGTCTACAGCTACAAGATAATCAGGTGCAAACGTTCTAAACAAAGCATTACAACCGTATATTTTACCATACGGTCTCAAGTCAACAGGATTAATTATCTTCCTACTTGTGCCATTTCCTAGCACAAATGCAATCTTTTTCTTTGGCATTTGTCACTCTATGTTAAACAGCGGCAGCTTGTTGTGCAGCTAATCCGTACATTTGTTTAACAAATTCTAGCTCGGATTCTGTTTGTTTTTGATGAGAATCTTGAGCTTTACGAGCTTTGTTGATATCTTTTAGAGAAAGTCTAGTTTTTCTACTATCATCTACTTTGATCACACTTTTATCGTCCTTTGGACTATATGAAAGGTCTTCTATTGGTTCTAGGCTGTCTTTATCAAAATAAAATAATTCTCTCAGTATCATAATGTTATTTATACAGTTTGATCAGTTGCTGGCGCTGGTGCCGCTCCTAAATCAGCACCTGTTGCAGTCTCAGGTGGTGTACCTTCTCCTGCATCAACTGCGTCTGCTTCTCCTCCTAAATCGTCTTCAAGTCCACCTAAGTCATCTGTGATACCTGCACCTGAAAGTGCTGGTGTACCTAAGTCAGCTCCTGCTTGTGCCATACTTGCGTCTAGTGTTTCTTGATTTTCTTCTTTCCATAGACGTTCGTTCTCTGCAATCTCTTCATCGCTCAATCCTAAGAATCTTCTTAGTGCAAATCTGTTTGACATAAAAGGAACTGCCTGTATTGTGCTGAACGTGCTTATTCTATTATTATCTAATTCTGCTTGTCTATATGCCGCAAAGTTTTGTGGTGGTGTTAATTCCAAGTCAAACATTGCGTAATCAACATTTACACCTTTGTTTTTTAAATAAAGTTTAAATTCTACATTAAATACTTCTTCAAGCATTCCTTGTAGACGTTCACAGTATTTGTTAAATCGAAGTTCTTGAATGTATGCAGTACCTACTCGTCCATCATTATACTGCGATGCGCCGTCATCAGCACCTGTTGGTAGATAACTAGAAGGTATACGTAAACCACGCACCAACTTGTTAGTAAAATACCTAAGATCATCAATTTCTCCTAAGTTTGTACCGCCTGGTAGTGTTTCAACCTTTGATCCTCTACCTTCAGCAGTTTGCGGAAAGAAGTAGTCTTCGTTGATTGACAACGGGTTGTAACTACTGTCTATAACATTTGTACCCCCGCCTGTCTTAGACGGTATTCGTCTTTGATGGATCTCGGTTTTTACTCTTTCAACAAACTGCATTGCAAGGTGTGAAGGCATATTCCCCACATCAACATAAAATACTCTTCTTTCAGGTGCTCTTTGCACACGATAAATGATAATAGCATCTTCTAGTAATTCTTTTTGCTTGTATACTTTGAAAATACTTTCAAGTAAACTATTACCAAATGGAAAATTTTGGTCTAATCCTTCGCTCATAGAAAGATGAACAACGTGATTTGCGTCAACAAACGTTTCGCCTTGATCTTGTTGCCATCTACTGGTTCCTGCTGGAGGAGTGTTGGCACCAGTCATTTGTTGCTGACTTACAGTTTGGTATCCACTAGTTCCACCAGGACCGTAACTGTTTTGTGTGTTTAATGGTGTTGCTTCTAATGCACCAAAAGCAAAATTTAAATTTTTAACAACATATTGCTCAGGACGTTTGCCTTCACTTTCATTAACAATAATTTTTGTAACTTGCCCAGGATCAACGTGAAACCATTTTTGTGATTCAGGATCCCTAATAAAAAATTGGTCACCATATTTGAAAGCATTACGTATAATTCTAAACATACGTGTATCAAATTGATTAATTTTACACCACTGCTTTAAATATTCACCTAATATTTGGACTTCGCTATTGTTAGCAGACTTTTTAAAATTTATATTGAAATGAGTATCGTTGTCTTTTGCTTTTTGTGAACAAAATTCTGCAAGAATATCTAATGCAGCATTAACTTCACTATCACTATCCATAGTATTGTATTGATTATAACGTTCAATACGATTTGGAGAACCAACATATACATCTGGCAAATGAGAACTATAATTAGCCGCGGCAGGACCTGGACCAGCATTACCTTTCATAGTAAAGGGTGAATAACTTCCACTTGGATTGTTATTAGTGGGTACCGGTGTAAAAAATTTTTTCCAACTCACGAGCCTATTCCTTTTAGCATATTGCCACTTAAACCTTTAGTTGCTTTAAATTGTTTTCTGCCTGTTTCAGATGCTGAAGTTTCAACTCTCAACAGATTTTCTAGCAAACTATTCTGTTTATCTAATCTTCCTTCTAACATACTAACCATTGTTTCGGTTATATTATTACTTATCGTACTAGACTCATTATTATACGAGGATGTGGAGCCATTGTCAACTGAATTCCTAAGTGCAGTAACTAAGTTACGTGTATTTTCAGTGCTTAAAACATTTCCTGGACCAGATATAAGTTCAGGACCCATTTCGCCTGTAACTGCATATTCACCACGTCTAATCATACCACCTTCTGCAAGGCCGCCTATAAATCTGCCTGATTTTTTATATTGTTCCATTTGGTATTTTTTCATTGCTATATCTTGAGCTCTAAGTAAGTCTGCTTTTGCTCTTTCAATATCTGCTTTTATACCAGATAGTTGTGGATCCATTCTTGTAAATCCATCTTGAGTCATTCTAGCGGCTGTCTTTTGCAAATCAGATAAAGTTTTTTCTGCATCTTTGACAGCTTCTTGTGCTTTAAAAGTTTCTGATTCAGCCTTTGCAATATCTTCTCTAAGTTCTTGTTGTGCTGATGCAGTTGCAACATCTGTATCTTGAATATCATTTAATTCTACATTATCTGCGTTGACAGTTGCATCTTCAAACGACATTCCACCATTGGCCATATTTTGGTATACTTCTGCCGATTTTTCTGCGGCTTCAAATAATCTATCAACAGCTTGACCCATTTGAGTTGAAATTTCGCCAGCAGTTGGAAGAGCGTCTTGTACTTTTTGCAAGGCTTTTACACCCATATCCTCTAAGTTTTCCAATGCAGATTTTTGTGTGGCTAGCACCATTTCTCTTGTAGCTTCATTTAATTTTATTGTTTCGTCAATTAAGTTTGCATCATCTCCTGCATCTTGCATTTGTATTGTTTGTTGTTTTTCAATTTCAGCAGTAATTCTTTGTAATTTTACAAGTGTATCTTCGGCAGCGGCACCTGCTGCATTTAATCTGTTAGCAAATGTATATGAATCTTCACGTAGTTGACCTTGTGCTTGGCTAACTTCAGTCAAGCCTCCTAACATACCAATTGATCTAGCTTCTTCAGTGTTTAAATAACGAGTAAATGCTGCTTGAGTATTTGCCATTTCATTATCAAATGCACTAAAGTCAGACGATGCCATTCCGCTCTTAAATGCATCTACTTGTGCTTGGAATTCGTCTGCACTATCACCTAATGCAACAAATGCTGCTCTAGTCTGATCAGTAGTAGGTGCACCTCGTATTAACAGGTCTTTGAACAGTTCTGCATACTGCGGACCCATTGTGCTTGAAATTTCTGTTAATCCTTTTGATAATGCTTCGCTTGCTTCTGCACTTTGTCCAGTTAAGAACGCTTGCACATCGCCTTGACGTCTTGCTTCTTTCATTTGATTAGCAAGATCTTCTCTTTGTTTTCCTGTTAATTTGCTTAATGCATCTAATTCTTTTGCAAATTCTAATGCACTTGCATTTCTATCTCTACCAACACTACGCTCTAACTGATTATCTTGTTCAGCAATTTCAGCATATGTTAATAAATTTTCATTTATTTCATTTACCGTATAACCTAATCTACGTAAATTAGTGCCTGCATCGCTTGATAAAACTCCGCTACTAAATTGCCTAAATGCACTAATTGCTTGGTCAGTTGACCCACCAAAAGCACTTAATCCTTCTGCATTATCTTTGAACAATGTAGTCATTTCTTCTACCGTCATACCCAGTTCGGCTGCGGCTATTTTAATATTGGTCATTTCTTTGCCAAAGCTGGCACCAATACCTGTTAAACTTTGATATTCTGCTAAACTTTCTTCAGCAAACATTGTTAATGCATTTACAACTTTACCAAGTTTACCTAATATTTTTGTATTTGTATCAAGAGCTTTACTATAGTCAGACAGCTTCATACTTCCTGATAACAAGTTACCAGCGAGTCCAACTACGCTATTTGTTGCGCCTTTTAATTCTGCGCCAAATAATTTGACGGCGTTACCTGGTAGTTCAAATTCTGCCAAATCCCACGCTCCTAAGGTTTACGGTTTATAAATATTCTATACTACTATTTACCTATGGAAAAATTATGGAAAATGAAAGCCCTCTAAAAAAGTACGCAAGACAGCCAAAAATCTACGTTGACTTGCCCAGCAAAGGCAAATTTTACAAAAATGGTGTGTTGTACGAAGATACTTATTCAAACTTAGCAGTTTTTAGTATGACTGCAAACGATGAAATATTGTACAAAACACCAGATGCATTGATAAACGGACAGGCAACTGCTAAAAATATCCAAAGTTGTGTTCCATCAATACAAAAGCCGTTTGAGCTGGTAACTTTAGATATCGATGCTTTGTTATTGTCAATTAGGTTATCATCATATGGTAAAACTATGACAATAGGAAAAAAGTGTTCAAAATGCAGTGAGGACAATCAATACGACATTGACATTACTAGATACATAGATTATTTGAATACACTTGAGTTTGAAGATACTTTGATTTACGAGAATTTCAAATTTAATATCAGACCACTCACATATCAAGAATGGACTGATCTTCAAAAAGAATCAGTTGGGTATCAAAGAGCTCTTGCAATCCAAGCGCCAAAGATAACAGATGAAAAAGAAAAAGAAAAATTTCAAGATAGCATTTTAAATTCAATGGCTAAAATGAATATTAAATCTATTTTCTATTCTATCCAAAGTATAGAAGTTGATGGTACTATTGAAACAGATACCAAAGCAATTTACGAATTTGTTGAAGGGTATGATGTTGAAATGTTCAGAGCTGTAAAAGCACACATTGACAAACAATACAACAATTGGTTACTGCCTGAAGAAACAGTAAAATGTGAATCTTGTGGTGCAGAAAATAAATTACGTATTACAGTGGACCAAACGGATTTTTTCGTCAGAGGCTAATCCTGCTAGATGATAGTGAAGTTCAGGATTTAGCCGATGAATACGAAAACGATATCAAAAGACTAAAAGACACTATCTACAGATTAAGCTGGTATATGCGAGGAGGTATAACAGTTGATAAACTCCTCTACGACACTGATATCGAAGATCAAGAAATCATTAGCAAAATTATCAAAGACAATATTGAAAATACAAAAAACGCTAGGATGCCTCTGTTGTAATTATTGAGGACCTGGTCTATTATCAGGTACACTATTGATTGCATCATTAGCGATATTTACTATAGGATCTTGTGTTGGATCTTGCTGAGGCTCTCTTTCAATTGGTTGACCTTGTCTAGTCACAGTTCTATTGTCAGGCTGTGGCAGTGTAGTTATTGTACCTTCTTGGAAATCTTTTAATGCTTTTGCCGATGGCATTAGGTAGTAAATTGAATTAGAACCTCCTGGTCTAGCTCCCATTTGATCATTTACAACCACAATTTCGTGTGTGTCTTTTAGTTCATCTGCCAGCTCTGGTGTATAATTGAAAACATAATCTGACAAGCCTCCAAGTTCATTACGAGATACTTCCCTTGCTTGAATTGTATTTGATGGACGCTGTGTAGGATCAATGTCTAATGCATCGTAAATGCCTTTGCTTCTGTCACTCATAACATAGTACGGAACTTTAATTTTTTCCATATCAGGAGGAAATATCATATCCTGAAATGCAAGTTTTGCCCATTCGCTTGATGCATATGCAGTACCTGTTGGCATTTTCTTAACACCTTTTTCAAATGATAATGCATCTCTTAAAGTTGGACCTCCAAAAGCACCATTGGTAATTTTTTCCAATGCCTGTGATGCAAGATCAACAGTGTTTCCAATGCCTTCGAACAACCAATCAACTGAACTTCCTGCTAACCATTCTGCTAACTTCATTTGAACAGCCGGCCTGGTTAACAAATATGTTGCTCCCCAAAATGCAGCTTCAGTAACTATCATACTGATAAGCGAAGGAACAAACCCAACACCAGTTGCGGCAGCACCTGCTTGAAATGCACGTATTGGTGCTCTCAACAGTGTAATAAGTCTTCCTACTTTAACTATCCTAAACACAGCCAGTAATATTACCACAGTTTGTGTTACCCACAATCCTTCAATAACAGCAAGTAATTCTTCTTTGTCATCTTGTGTAAAGTCGTCAGTTATTGGTTCATTACGCACAGTATCGTAATTAATAATCATTGATTGAAATAGCTGTGCTGAAATACCAAGAACTCCTAAAAATTTAAAAAATGCAAGTAATTTTGTATTTTGAAGTAATCTTGTTGCTGACTGACTTCTAGCTTTAGCAACTTTTATTTCAGCATCAGACATAACTCTACCAAGATTGATTTTACTTAGTACATTTGTACCAATCTTTTTAACGTTTTTAGGATCAATTTTGCTTAATGATGCTTGTGTGCTTTTGCCGCTGGCTAAGTTATCCATAAATTTTTTAGCATCTGCACTTTTGGTAAAACTATATGATTCACCTGCAAGATTTACAATATGCCTGTTTCCAACTTGTACAGGCTTGTAAACCACACTTCCTTTTTTAGAAAAGTGCATTTGGTTAATTTTATTACTACTTGCAATTAATTTCTTATTGATATTTTTTGGAGCAGGTGAATTATCTTTTGCATTAACATATTTTCCATTTTTCCATATGTAATCAATACCATTAAGGCTCTGTGAATTCAATGCTTGCACAGGTGCTTCTTCTCTTATGATAATTTTTTCTTCTGATATTAGTTCAGCTAACTTCATTCACACGTATTCCAACTGTATAATGTATTTAGTTTATTCAAGATGAACTACGTTCATCTGTGTTTTCGTTATCACTCAACACGAATCATTAGTTCTTGATAACAATATTAATAAGGCATATGCTTTGCATATGCTTTTAGTATTATTCAGATTGTGAAGTCATAATTCGCCCGTTGCCGGGCGAAGGTAGCTTTTGAGCATTATTCGAGTCGCTTCAGCCATCTTGTCAAAAGAGATTCAATTTGCATTGTCGGAGGCGGTTGACCTGTATCCTCCTACTCTAGCTTCGTCATATCAACGGAAGGCAGTAATTCCCTAACAAGCGAAAACACTTACCCTGTGGTTGCTTTTTCTCAGAGCCACAATCCTTTAAAACCTATCGTATGTTTCTTCACGCGAGCATACCACACCACCGGCGACGAGCATTACCTCGGCTGGATCTTGGATTTTTTTCAGAGCTCGTTATATAGCCTATTTGTGTTCTAGTAGTGCCTGGCGTAGTTTTTGCGAACCACCAACTCTTACATTGATGATACCGTTATAATATTCGTCTGTTTCTAATACACGCCTGTCAAACTGTTCTCGTGCTTCAATGTAACTCATCTCTGCTCTGCTTTTGCAGTAATAAAGTATTTCACGAGTAAAGTTTTTTTCGCCTAGCTTTTGTACATCTTCGTTCAGTCTATCTGAACTTCCCCAGTATTCACGCCAATCGCTTTCTTTGTAGCCTCGACGTTTGTTCTTTTTGCCTTTTAATGGTGGCTTGGTTGTTTTAAATTTTGCTAGTTTCTTGCCTACGTATTTTTGTTTTGTCTTTTTGTTTGTAATTAGATATACAAAGCCTTCGTATTCATCTGGTATAGTGTTTACTTTTTTACCTTTGTATGTCCAACTCATATACTATGTATTTTCTTGTTTATTCATCTTTGTCTTTTTTGATTTGCCTTTGTTCATTGCCCATTTTCCGCTTGCTCTAATGTCTGCAAGCACGTCATTATAGGTGTCTTTAATTTCTTGTTGCCTAGTTTTTGCAAGACGCATAAGTTCACGCAACTCACGCCTTGCAGATCTTTTTGTTCTTTCGCTTGGACCTTGTTCAAACTTTTCATTTGCTTCAAAGTAGTTCAAATATGTTTTTACAAGTTTGTCGTGTGTATCGTCATTCATTCTACAATTTCAACATCGTTTTCGTAATTGGTAAAGCCGTTTTCTTTTACAACTTTCATTACGTGATTGACTCTACCTACTAATTCATCCTTATGTGATATTAAGAATATGTTTTTGTCACGCTCTCTGCCCATTTTTTTCAGTACAGCAAGCGAGTTTTCAACGCCAGCGGTGTCCATACCAGAGTCTATAAGTTCATCAATAAACAATAAGTTTATTCCTTGATACAAAGACTCCCAAACATCTCTAAATGCCCAGCTCATTCCTAATATTAGCCTATTTCGTTCGCCTCTTGACAAGTTATCAAAGTCTAAATCCTGTCCTAGTTGTGTAATTTCTACTGATAAATCGTTTTGGAACACAACTTGATGTGGTAAGCCTAATTTGTCTAAATAATTTGTTAGCCTGTTGTTTAGATACGCTAAGTTTTGATCTATAATCTTTTTGCGTATAAACGAATCTTTGTTTGTTAAGAGTTTAAGGAGAAACTCTTGATGATCACGTAAACTTGTCAAGTCATTTACGTTTGTCCAATCAATTTTTTGTAGTGCAGTATTAGTTAAGTCGTCTATTTGTGCCTGATACGGATCGTCCTCTTGCTGTTTACTTACCAAACTTTGACGAAGATTATCTACGTTGTTTCTATGTTCGTATGCTTCTTTAGCTGTTTCGTAAAATGTTGTAGGACGTCCGTTAATATCGCCGATTTCATTTAAAAAATTCATTGTTTTTTCTAATTTTCCAGCAACTTCTGTTTGATATGCAATTGCATCGGCTAATTCTTTTGTTTTTCTTGTTTCAATTTCTTCTTTTTTGTCTGCGTGAAGCTCTTGTCCACACGTATAACATATTGCTGAATCAAGATCTTTTACATCTTTTTCTGCTTTTTCAACACTTTTGGTTGCTCTCATTAATGCAGACTCTAATGTAGCTTTTTCTTTGTTTAAACTTGTTAATTTGTTGTTTAACTCGTTCCAGTTAGTTAATTTATCGTGATTATCGAGTTCTGTATCAATATCTAGCTTTTCAAGTTCCTCAATTGCTTCATCAAGTTTTTCAATGTCTTGTTTTTGCTTTGAAAACCAAGCACGTTGCCTACCAGCAAGTGTTTCTATACTAGATTGTATTTTTTTATTACTAGATTCTATTGCATTGATCTTTAATGTTTCTTCTGTAATAAAATCTTTTGTTTGTTTTGTTTTTTCCTTCAACAATTCTGCTTTTTCTGTAAGAATTGTTATACCAAGTAGTTGTTCGATAATAGCACGTTGGTCATTTGCTCGCATACTCAAGAAAGGTTCAGTGTAAGTGTTCAAAGCAACAACGTGTTTGAACATATCGTGACTCATATCAAGTAAATTGCTAATATCTTCTTGTGTTTTTCTACTATCGCCTTGTGATTCGTTAACATCTTCTTCTTGTTCGTGATCGTTTATGTAGAATTTTAGTACATTAGGAGATCTACCACGTTCAATCCTATATTTGTTCCCACCTTTTTCAAAATTTAGCGTAACTAACATACCTTTGCTATTGGTTTTGTTAATCAAGTTGTTACGCTTGATATTTGTTAGTGCTTGACCGTACAATGCGTAAGACAATGCATTAATAATGGTTGTTTTACCTGTACCGTTACGTGATCCAGTATCATCACCTCCTTGATCTAAGTTTTCACCAAGCACTAGAGTAAGTTGCTCCTTGTTGAAGTCAACTGCTTGGGTAACATTACCCACACTCATAAAGTTTTTAACTGTTAAATCTTTAATTTTTATCATACTAGCTCATTGTATATGTCTAAAAGTAGTTTTTTATCAAAACTATCTGTGTCAATTGATTGGATTTCATTACTTACAATTTGATCTACACTTTCAAATTGTTCTATATCCAAGTCTGTGTTTATTTCTTCAAGTTGTTTTTGTGGTATTAGTGTTATTTCTCTACAGTTGTACTGATCAATAAATGTTTCTTTTATATAACTTGCTTCTTCATAACTTATATCAATATCAAGTGTAACTCTTAGATACATACTTGGCTTGATAAGTGTATCTTTCTCATCAATCAACTTTGATAACTTTACTGTTCTATATTTAGGACAGTCTAACCAATTAATATACTCTGGTTCTGCATTGTTTTCGCGATCCAGTATCATCATACCTCGGTCGTCATCCCAAGCATCTGCATAGTTGTGCGGAAAAGCATTACCAATATAATGTATCTTACCTTGCTTTTGTCTTTTATGGAAATGTCCACTGAACACATATTCTTGATTTTTAAAATGTTGTGCTTTCAAATCTCCGTGATCTGGCATCTGGACCATTGCGTTCATATAGAAGCTAGGTAATTCAAAGTGCCCAAAAAGGTACTTTGCCTGCAATTTTTCAATGCGTTTCCATTCATCTCCTACTAGCCAAGGCACTAATGCTACATCTTCGATAACTTGTATTTCATCTACAACAGTAATACCTGGTATATGTTTTGCAAATTCAGTTGATTTTACATCACGCTTATCTTTGTAATACAAATCGTGATTACCAGCAAACATAAAAAACTTATCAAATGCATTACCTAACTTTTCTAATAACTTAATAGTTGTATCCATAGTTGTTAGATTCAAACTATTTCTATTGTGATGCCAATCTCCGCAAAAAATACCTGTTTCACAGTTATTTGCCTTTGCTGTTTCGATATACCAATCAATATAATCCTCACAGTCTTGATTATGTACTCGTGAGTTACCCTTCATACCTAAATGAATGTCTGTAAACACAGCTGCTTTGTTAAACACTAGAAATCTCCACTTCGCTAGTAGTATAAACTAGGTTAATCTTAAAATCAACCTCTATTTCATTTCTCTTTCACGTTTTAGTGCGGCTTCCCATTCACCTGCGTGTTGTCTAGTGTGCGATGGGTTGAGATTATTCATTTCAAGAATATCATCTCTAATGTTTTGATTGCGTTTTTCTAAATTAATGACACGTACAAAACTATTAGTAACAGCAGCGGTATAATATGCAAAAGGATTATTGGATTTGGATTCATCAAATTGTAGTCCTATCTGTGAAAGTTGTAATATTGCTTGCCCTTTCATTTCGTCATTGTATGTGTATCCACGTACATTACCTCTTGTTGCATAACGATCAACAAGTTTCATCCACATACGAGCAAGTTCGTTAGTTGCTTTTCCGTGATCTTTACTAAAATAACCATTTTCCATACCACCTGTCCAATGAGACTTACCTACACATACTAATACGTCATTTTCGTCAAATTTGTAATGTTGAAAAGGAGGAAAATTAAGTTTTGTTTTAGTATCAGCAATTGTTTTTGGTGTTTTCTTTCTACCAGGTTCGTCTGGAATATGATCAAACATCATAATTCTAAAAATTAAGTCAGTTTTTTCTATAGATCTATAATCTACAGTAAATTCTGACATTTTAACTTTCTTGTTTTCTGCTTTAGCAATTTCATATGCTTCAGTTGACATTTTTTTTGCTCTGTTGCGTTTTGCTTCAGCAATTGTTCTAACATTTACTTTTTCTATACTTGGTAAAATGATATCGTAATTTGCATAAACAGGATCAACATAACTATTAAATGTACTTTTACTTTTGTGTATTTCTTTTAACATATCTTTATTGTTAAGATAATTTATTCTTTTGGCCATTATTATTCCTTTGCTTTATTCTATTATAAACTACGCACATATTTTTGTCAACTAAATACAGTATAGGAGTACAACTATGGCAATTGATCCAATTACAGGTATAGATAGTAACATTGGTAGTGAAAATAATATACAAAACAAACAGAGTATAGGAGATTTCTTAAACAATGTTAATCGATTTATGAGTAACTTACGTAGTAAAAATTTAGCACCAGGTGCGGAACCACTTTCTGCAAATTTTGCAACAGCTGCGTTTAATCCAAGTAATAAAGAAGAAGGCGAAGACTGGCGGGTAAAAATTTCTGTTCCTGATTTGTCAACATTTAGATCTAGTCCTATATTATCACCATTACAAAAAACTGGGAACAATGTTGTATTTCCTTTAACGCCACAAATTACTTTTCAACACACAGCCAATTATGGAAGTGTTGCACCTACACATAGTAATTATCCCTTTCCTGTATATGAAAACAGCAGTGTTGAACCATTTGTTATAGCAGGAGAGTTCCCAGTACAAAACGAAGATGACGGTAGATATTGGATTGCCGCAGTGCATTTTTTCAAAAGCGTGACTAAAATGGCTTTTGGCGATACAAGCAATAAAGGAGCACCACCTCCGATTGTAAAAGTAAACGGATATGGAAAATATGTATTGAATAATGTTCCTGCTGTGGTACAAAATTTTAGTTATTCACTTGAAAATGCAAATGATTATATAAGAGTGCCAATACAAACTGTGCAATCATCGCAAGTTGTTGAAGAATATTCTTGGGTACCTACACAATCAACTTTATCGCTTACACTACAACCAATCTACAGCAGAGCAAAAGCTTCATCGTTTAGTTTAGATCGTTTTGTTAATGGTGATTTGAAATCTGAAGGATTTTTATAATGGCAGTAAGTTATCCAAAAACCAGTCCTTGGAATAAAACTGAAGTTGAGTCTAGTGGAGAACTAGGAGTTTTACAAATTGTACCAATTCCAGCAGAAGATGATGATATTTTATACACCATAGAACCGCAATACAATCATAGACCTGATTTGTTAGCCTTTGACTTGTATGGTACACCAAAATTATGGTGGGTATTTGCACAAAGAAATATGGATATAGTTAAAGATCCTGTATTTGATATGCAAACAGGAACTAAAATATTTTTACCAAAGCAAAGTAATATAAAAGCCGAATTGGGATTATAAATGGCAAAAGAAATAAATCCGTTACACGTATTTTCTAGTTATAATTGTATCTTTACATTTGCTGTATTGACAGCAGATGAAATCAATTTTCCTGACGATACTTATGCAGGCGGAGCACCTCAATTAGAAATATTCCGTAGCGGAGGAAAAAGTGAAAGTTTTGTATCAACTGTTTTTGAAGACCAGATTGGTGGAAAATTAGAATATTATATTGAAGATGTTGAAATAGAAGGTATCATTGTACCTAATACAAGAACAAGATTAACAAATGCAACAAATATATCGTTTCAAGTTTTAGAACCTTACAGTATGGGTTTATTTTTGCAAACATTACAAATAGCTGCATTGCAAGCTGGGTTTACAAATTACATTCAAGCACCGTTTTTATTAACTATTGAATTTGTTGGTTTTGATGACGATGGTAATCCAGTAACAGTAGATAAAGAAGGAAAAACTGTAAACCTGCAACGTAAAATACCTATGAAGTTGGCCAATGTTGAATTCAATGTTAGTGGAAGCGGAACAACTTATGATGTTACTGCCATACCTTGGAACGAACAGGCTTTAGTAGATCAAATAGATAGGACTTATTCTGATATCACTATTACAGGCAAAAACGTTGTCGAATTATTACAAACAGGTCCAGAAAGTTTAACCACTATTATAAATGGTAGATATGAAGAACTAAGAAAAGAAGGAAATTTTCCTACAGCAGATGAGATAGTAGTATCTTTTCCTAACGATATAACATCCAGTGTAAGTAATACTACTAATAAAAATACAATTGACAAAGGTGCTGTAACGTCACCAAAAAAAACTAAAAGTCCATTGTTTGGAAATATTGTTACAGGTGTGATAGGTGGTGTTATTGCAGGCGCAGCCTCTGGCGAGAAAAATTTAGGAAAAGCCGCTTTAGGCGGAGGACTTGTTGGAGCATTAGGAGGTGCATTTGGTGGAGCAAATTTTGGAGCTTTACAAGGTGTTTTAGGAGCTTTTAGATCAGGAGATATAAATGCTGTTTTTCAGAGTATAACTGGATTTCTTGGAGCACAAGCACCACAAGATTTTGATGCTTTTCTTAGTAGTGTTACAGGAATGGTTTTTAATAAAAGTAATATCACTGAAGGTTTAATTACTTTGGCACAAGATAGTGCAACTGTAAATCAAATTGGTAATGCAGTTGTTGCAAAAAATTACAACGATGGCGGTAAAGTACCTATGGGCAAAAGTGGTCAGCAGTACGATAAGAAGAATATGGTTTATACAAGAGGAAAGAATGTTGTTGATCCTGTGCAACGTAGTTTTACATTTGATTCTGACGAAAAAATAACAAAAATAATCGAAGAAGTTGTTACATCTAGTAGTTGGGCTCAAGAACTTAAAGACAGGCCTGCTGATGATAAAGGTATGGTTGATTGGTTTAGAATTGATGCACAAACATTTATTAAAAATGGCACTGGAAAAGAATTACAAGACGGAACTACAGCAAAAACGTATCACTATAGAGTAGTGCCTTACAAAGTACATAGTAGTGCTTTACAGAAACCTTCTGATCCAGGTTTAAGTTACGAGCAACTAAGAGAACTTGCTAAAAGAGAATACAATTACATCTACACAGGTGCAAATAATGATATAATTAATTTTGATATACAGATTAATGCGGCATTTTTTAAATCTATTATGTCCGATGCAGGTCAAAACAATTTTGAACGAAAAGGCGGCGGATTACAACAAAATATTGTAAAACAAAAAAACGATTTGTTTATTACAAATCAAGCTACAACAAGTCTTAGTGGTACAGGTTTCTCACAACAAATACCAACTCAACGAAGCACATTGCAAGGCGGCGGTGGAGGCGCTATTGATAATAATAAAGTACGTATTGCTAAAATGTTCAACGATAATATTATAAACAGTTTTGTTGATTTGGTAATGTTAGATTTAGAAATAATAGGAGATCCGTATTATGTATTTGATAGTGGTATGGGAAATTTTACAGCTGGTCAAATAGATGAAAACGAAACTGCAAACGGAAGCATAGAATATCAACGTGGTGAAGTTGATGTGATTGTTAATTTTAGAACACCAATTGATTATAATGATGCAACTGGAGGAATGATATTTCCAGAAGAAACAATACCAGTAGATGCGTTCAGTGGATTGTATCGTGTTACTACACTAACAAATAGATTTAACAAAGGACAATTTACACAAAGATTAAAATTATTACGCAGACCTAATCAGCCACAAGATAACAAGCAAACTGCTACAGGTGATCTAAAAACAAAAATTATAAATGCTGCACCGTCGCAACAGAGCTACACACCATATGGGCCAAACTAAATGAATGATATACCTAATAAAAATGAAGTAACAAGAAATACAGATTCAGGTGTAGCAACTCGCAATCCTGGACCGTATATTGCAAGAGTGATAGAACATTTAGATAGTCTATATCTTGGAGGTTTACGAGTTGAGCTTTTAAAAACATCAGAAGCAGGAAATATAGGAGAAACTGTAGGTCAAACAGTTGAAGTTTATTATGCAAGTCCTTTTTATGGAACAACAAATAGCCAAAACGGTCCACGGAAAAATGATGACTATGCAAGCACACAAAAAAGTTATGGTTGGTGGGCAGTACCTCCTGATCCTGGTAGTCTAGTTCTTGTAACATTTGTTGAAGGCAGTAGAGATTTTGGCTATTGGTTTGCTTGTATTCCTGAAAAAGGAATGACATTTATGTTGCCTGGAGGACAACCAGCAACCGAACAACTTACAGGTCAAGTACCGAGTGATCTTAAAGGTAAAAGATTGCCAGCAGGAGAATATAACAAAGTACTTACAAAACCACAAACTAATAATTTATTAAAATACAAACGTCCTATAAATGATGAATTTGTAAACCAGTTGTTAGAACAAGGACTTGTAGAGGATGACATTAGGGGAATAACATCAACAAGTGCCCAAAGAGAAACACCTAGTGCAGTGGTAGGATTTAGTAGCCCAGGACCTTTAGATAAAAGAGGCGGTAAACCAACAGCACCAATTGGATTAAAAGAATCAAAAGCAAATATTCCAGTAAGCAGATTAGGTAGTAGTAGCATTGTTATAGACGATGGTGATGATAAATTAATACGCAAAGGTTCGCCAGCTGATACACCATATGAATATATCAACAAAGAAGCAAGCGAAAGCGGTGGAGATGTTACTCGTCCTGCAAATGAAATGATACGCTTACGCACACGTACCGGCGCACAAATTTTAATGAATACAAGTGAAGATTTAATTTACATTAACAATAGTAAAGGAACTTGTTGGATTGAAATGACAAGTAACGGTAAATTAGATGTATATGCACAGGACACAATTAGTTTCCATACAGAAGTTGATATGAATTTTACAGCAGACAGAGATATTAATTTTGAAGCCGGAAGAAATATCAATATGATAGTAAATGAAAATATATTTCAAAGTGTTGCAAAAAACTATGAATTACTTGTAGGAATAGATGGCAAAATCAAATGTAAAAATAATTTAGAAACTACAGTTACAAACGATATGCTTACAACAGTAGCAAATGAAATAGGCATTAAGAGTTCAAAAGATTTAAAGATAACATCTGGGGGAACTGTTTGGATAGACGGTGGTCCTGATGTACAATTAAACGGCGGAGAAAGTGCTGCTGAAGCAACACTACCTTTGAAAGCAAAGTTTCCTAAACGTGTTCCGCAACACGAACCTTGGGACGGACACGAAAACTGGAACCCACCCGAAACACTACCAGATAAAACAGAAGCAGTAGATACAGAAAGCCAAGACAAACATTATGAAGACAGACCTGTACAAACTGATAGAAAACCAATGAATGAATTAACACCAGGAGAAGAATAATGGCAGATACCTGGCCTGTAAACAACGGAGCAGTTGGCACAAAGGGCAGTGCAAATAGAACTAATCAGCAACAAGCTGATGAAGCAATGGGAAGAACAACAACATCTCCTACAAATCAACAACAAGCCGATCAAGCAATGGGCAGAAATGCACAAGGAGGAGGTGAAGGTGGTGCACCAACAACAAAAGCAGGCACTACTGCTGCACCAAAAGAAGATTATGTTGAAACAAGAACTGCAATACAAGATGCTTCTCAGTCAGTGGTTGAAATTACATTAGATTCTTTTTTACAAGGATTACCAGGTAGTTTGAGTCAAATTATAGGTGGAGCAGTACAAGGATTGTTAGGACAACTAGACAGTGTAATGAGCAATCTTTTAAGCACAACTTCATTAACAAATGTATTTGGCAATGTTGTAGGTTCAATTCAAGAAGGCATAGGTAATGCAATCAGCGGAATGGCAGGTGCTTTAGCAGACGTAGGTCAAACATTATTTACTGGTTTAGGCAATGTAATAAGTGAGATACCAGGAATGGGTCCTGTGGTAAGAGATTTTTCATCTGCTGTAAAAGGATTAGGTGATACACTATCTACTGCTTATAACGGATTAGATCCCTTACCGAAAGCTGTTATAGATGGAGCAATAGGTAGTGTAGGTGCTAAGGTGTTAGATAAAATTGGTTTGCCTAGCATTGATCCTAAAACAGCAGGACTTGTTGCAGGCGGAATAAGTTTTTTTGTAAATCCTGCAAATAATATGAAAGATATTGCAACAACCGCTAGAACAATGGATGCAAAAGTATTTCCTGTAACAGGAGATAATGTTTTTGGAAACTTAGCGGCAAAGTCAGAATTAGCTGCCAAAGAATTAGAAAAAGTTTTAACAACTAGCACAGGCACAAACTTTACTTTTAATAATGTGCCAGTAAATCTAGTTAACGAAGTAAGACAAGTATCAAACCAAGTATTACAAGATGTAATACCAGCAGGTGCTGAATTATTCACAGGCACAATTTTTTCAAACCAAAGAATAAAAAATTACAATGGTAAAAGTTATGTTGTGCCATTATAAGCGGAAATAAATACGTTATGTCAGTAAATGAAAAACAATTATATAAAAGTATTGCAGTTGGATCTAGTTCTAACGAATCACCTGTGCAGTCTAAAAAATACAGAGGTATTAGCACTGTAGATAAAAATACTAAAAATTTTGTAAAATATGACTTACAATTAATAAAGCAAGATATTGTAAATCATTTTCACATACGTCAAGGCGAAAAATTAGAAAATCCTGAGTTTGGCACAATTATATGGGATGTGCTTTTTGAACCTTTAACAGACAGTTTGAAAGAAGCAATTATAAAAAATGTTACTGATATTATCAATTACGATCCAAGAGTAAGTGTCAATAATGTTACTATTGATAGTTTTGAAAGCGGTATTCAAATAGAATGTAACTTAACATATTTGCCTTACAACATTTCGGAAAGTATGCGTTTAACATTTGATGAATCTGCTGGTTTAATTTAAAGTGCGTACTTTATTTTTCAGATAAATATTATATAAATTAAGGAATGATAAATGGCCAGTACTGAACGTCAAAATAGACTTCTTTTAGCAGAAGATTGGAAGAAAGTTTATCAAAGTTTTAAATATGCCGATTTTCAAAGTTATGACTTTGATAATTTGCGTAGAACAATGATTAATTATATTCGGCAAAACTACCCAGAAGATTTTAATGATTATATTGAAAGTTCAGAATACTTAGCGTTAATTGATTTGATTGCATTTCTTGGCCAGAACCTTGCATTTCGTGCTGATCTTAATGCTAGAGAAAACTATATAGAAACAGCTGAACGCAGAGAAAGTGTTTTAAGATTAGCAAGACTAGTAAGCTACAATCCAAAAAGAAATCAAAGTGCAAATGGATTATTAAAATTTGAAAGTGTTAGCACCACAGAAGATGTCTTTGATTCGAACGGCACAAATTTAAGTCAGCAAGTTGTACAATGGAATGATTCTACAAATGCAGATTGGTATGAGCAATTTATAAAAGTGTTAAATGCAGCCTTACCTGCAGAAGCAAAATTTGGTAAAAGTATCAAAAAAGAAACTATTGACAGTGTATTAACAGAACAATACAGACTCAACGCTACAACATCAAATGGATTACCTATATACAGTTTTTCAAAAAACATTGATAGTATAACAACTTCTTTTGAAATTGTAAGCACAGCTATCGATAATGAAAAAATTTATGAAGAAGAGCCATTACCAGGAAACAGATTAGCTTTCTTGTATAGGGATGACGGACAAGGTGCTGGCTCAAACAACAGTGGATTTTTCTTACATTTTAGACAAGGTAGATTAGAAAATAACACATTTCAAATAGCAAATCCAACACCAAATTCAACTGTAAACATTGACACTGATAATATTAATAATTCAGATGTATGGTTGTATAAACTAGATAGCAATAATTTTGAATCAGAATTATGGACAAAAGTAGATAACATTGAAGGTAATAATATTATTTACAACAGTGTAAGTAAAAAAATTAGAAACATTTATGGCGTTTTAAGCAGAATACAAGATAGAGTAAGTTTAATATTCAGCGATGGAACTTTTGGCACTTTACCAAAAGGTAATTTTAAATTGTATTATAGAACAAGTAATGCAAGGAATTATAAAATTGTTCCTAGCGATATGACAGGTGTTACAATAAACATTCCGTATATTAGTGCAAGTAATAAGCCAGAAACTTTAACAATTACAATGGAATTGAAACAAACAGTTGATAACAGTGCATCAACTGAAAGTAATTCTTCTATAAAAACAAATGCACCTAGCACATATTATACTCAAAATAGATTAGTGACAGGTGAAGATTACAACGTAGGTACATTAGGAGTTAATCAAAACATAGTAAAGACTAAAGCTATAAACAGAACTAGTAGCGGAATAAGTAGATATTTTGATTTAAGAGATGCAAGTGGAAAATATAGCAACACTTTATTGTATAGTGACGACGGAATTTTGTTTGCAGAAAATACAAATTTAAAATATAGTTTTGATTTTACAACAAGAAATGATATTGAACAAGCAATTAACAATATTATTATTCCTGCAATCAAAGAAACACAACTTAGAAATTTTTATTATAAAAACTTTCCAAGGAACACCAATGTATCTAATTTAAATTATACTTGGGTTAAAGAAACACAAGATAACAACAGAACTACAGGATACTTTGTTGATTCAAACAACACATCAATTGCAGTATCAAGTTTTACAAAAAGCATAATGCGTTTTATTACTCCAGGATCATTGCTAAAGTTTACAGCACCAGATGGTTTTCATTTTATGCCAGATGGAACTTTAATGCAAGGAACCGCAGACCACAAAGGATCAAAAGATTATCTATGGGTGAAAGCAGTTTCCATTGATGAAAACGGAACAGTAGTAAATCCTGATACAGGACTTGGGCCTATAGTATTAAATGATAATATTCCAAGCAATGCAATAATATCTGAAATTATTCCAGTGCTAGATACTAGTATTATTGATAGTGTCAAAACTCAAATTATTGATCAAGTGTTTTCATATAAAACATTTGGATTACGTTATGATTATGAATCAAGTCAATGGCGAGTAATTGATAATAACAATCTTGATACTTTTAATCAATTCAGTTTAGGAAAAACAGGAGATAGCACTAATACACAAAGTGATAATAGTTGGTTGTTGTTATTTGAAACTGATGGACAAAAATATACAATTACTGCTAGATGTAGAAAGTATATTTTTGAAAGTAACGATCAAATAAGATTTTTCTTTGATAGTAAAAATAAAATTTATGATAGCAAAACAGGAACAATTGTACAAGATGTAATTAAAGTATTAAGCATAAACACTAAGCCTGATGCTTTGACACCTTTTACTGTTGACTGGTCTTGGCAAATAGACAAAGAATATAAAAACAGTGCAGGCTATATCAATAGCAAAAAAATTGAAGTATCATTTTTTGATGCAGATAGTGATGGTGTTGTTGATGACCCTGATTTGTTTGAACACATTGTTGCACCTGAGACTAATCCAAATACAAAGTACGTATACCAAAAAAAGTCAATTGTTAACAAAACGGAAACATTTAATTATATAGACGCAAACAAAGAACCTATATACACAAAAACAAGTCAAGGAGCTGTTGGCGCACTAAGTCAATATAACAACGGAGATGTGTTTTACTTAATAGATAGAGATGTATTTTTAAAATATAACCAAACTTCAAACGCTTTAGAATTTACATCTGATTATCTTGCTTATGTAGGAAGAACTGATATAAAATTTGAATATTCACACGCGGCTGACGAACAAGCAAGAATAGATCCTAGTAGTAGCAACATAATTGATGTTTATATGCTTACAAAATCATATGACAATACCTATAGAGATTATTTAAAAGGAAATGTTGCAATTAAACCATTACCACCAAGTAGTGATAATTTATATCTAAACTATAATGCTGATATAAGTGCAATAAAAAGTATTAGCGATGATGTAATTTATCATCCAGTAAAATATAAACCAATACTTGGTAGTAAAAGTGATGTAGATTTACAAGCTACTATCAAAGTTGTTAAAAACGAAGATAGAGTTGTAAATGATAATGATGTAAAAAGTAGAGTAATTGATGCAGTAAATTCATTTTTTGCATTAGAGAACTGGGACTTTGGAGAAACGTTTTATTTTAGTGAATTAGCAACCTACATAATTAATAAACTATCGCCTGATCTTGTAAGTATTGTATTAGTACCAAAACAAGAGACACAAAGTTTTGGAAGTTTATATGAAATTAAATCTGAAAATGACGAAATACTTATTAGTAGTGCTACAGTTGACGATGTTGAAATTATAGATGCAATTACACAATCTAGATTAAAAGCATCTGGATTAGTAGTAACAAGTGATGATATTTTAAATGTTGGAGTACAAAGTTCTGATGTTACAACCACAGGAACAACAAGTTATAGTAATGTATCAACTGGTTCAAGCGGCAGTGGATCAAGCGGCAGTGGATCAAGCGGCGGTGGAGGATCAAGCTACTAATGTCTTATAATGATGATCAAAACGAACTTCCGTTGCCAGGAGGTAAAAATAAGGAAAGAAGTAGTGTAGAGCAACTTCCTAGATTTTTTAGAACACCGCAAAACAAAAAGTTTTTAACTAGTACATTAGATCAAATGACTAATCCGGGTGTTATTGAAAAAATAAACGGATTTGTAGGTAAGCGTGAAGCAAAAGCCTCTAAGGTAACAGATAATTATCTTGATGATGTGACAAAAACAAGACAAGATTATCAGTTTGAGCCTGTAAGTATTTACGAAGATTTTTTATCAACTACCAAGTATTACAGTGATTATAACGACTATCTTGGATTGTTGCAAACCTATAATGCAAATACAACAAATCAAAGTTCTCTAAATGAACAAGAATATTATGCTTGGAATCCTAATATTAATCTTGATAAGTTTGGAAATTTTAGAGAATACTATTGGTTACCAGACGGTCCTTACGAAATACCAGTTAAAGGTCAGAGTAAAAATATTATTAGCACATATAGAGTTGAAGTTTTAGAAGAGGCTAATGAAATATCATTATTATTCCATCCTGATGGACTTACAAAAAATCCAAATTTAAAACTATATAGAGGACAAACTTATAGATTTTTAATCGATGCTCCTAATAATCCTTTGACAATAGCTTTGTATAGGGGTGTTGATCCAAATGAAAGACTAGATGATAGTTCTATCTTAAATCAAACATACACAGAAGGTGTAACACTATTTCCTGACACAGACGACACATTATTAAATCAAGCTGATTTTGTTGCACAGGATTATATTGAAAAGGGTATTCTTGAGTTTACTATTCCTGAAAATGCACCTGATACATTGTATTTTGTTAGTCAGTATGATTTAAATGTAAGCACTAGATTAATAATTGGAAATATAGACGAAAATTCTGTTATCAATGTTGAAGAGGAAATTTTAGACAAAAGAACTTATACAACGGCTGATGGGTGGGACTTTAGCAACGGAATGAAAGTGTATTTTATTGGCAATGTAACTCCTGAAAAATATGCAAGCGGTGTTTATTATGTAGAAGGCGTTGGAGATGAAATAAGATTAATTAATGCACAAGATTTAATTGTTCCTGCTATTTTTACAAATGATACACAGGTACCATTTGATACAAATGGATTTGATAGAGTTCCGTACAGTGATGCAAAAAGTTTTCCGGGCACAAAGGATTATATTGTTGTAAACAAAGCTAGTGCAGATAGAAATCCTTGGGCTAGGTACAACCGTTGGTTCCATAAAGATGTGATAGAACTAAGTGCTAGTTTAAACAATCAAGTATTCGACTTGAACGAAGAGTTACGAGCAAAACGTCCTATTATTGAATTTGACGCAGGCTTAAAATTATATAATTTTGGTACTCGAGCAAAAGATAATATTGATTTAATTGACACATATACAAATGATGTGAAATCAAAAATAGAAGGAAAAACAGGATACAGTGTTGACGGAGTAGAACTTGCAGACGGACAAAGAGTGATGTTTATCAATGATACCGATCCATTTGTCTACGGTAAAATCTTCCAAGTTAAGTTTTTTGATTTTAAAGGAAATAACCAAATAAGTTTAGTTGAAACTACAGATACTAATCCTTTAGAAAATGATACTGTGTTAATTACAAGCGGAAATAAACAAGCAGGAAATATGTATTATTTCGATGGTACTACTTGGAAATTAGCGCAAGATAAAACAGGAGTCAATCAAGCACCTTTGTTTGATTTGTATGACGATACAGGAGTTTCATTTGCAGACTCGATTACATATCCTAATAGTGATTTCACAGGTAATAGAGTTTATAATTATAAAGTTGGTGAAGGTATAAATGATGCTGAATTAGGCTTTCCTTTAGCATACAAAAACATTACAAATACAGGCGATATTGTTTTTAATTTTAGTTTACTTTCAGAAAAGTTTACATATGAAATTAACAATGTTATTTTTACAAAAGATACATCAAATGGATATCTTAGAAAATATTTACATCAGGGTATAGATTTTGAATATGTCAACGGATGGGTAAAAGCACCAAATCTAAGTAAGCAATATGTAATACGTAAATATACTGGTCAACAATCTACAAATAATTATATTATTGATATGTTTGATAATAGTAATAATTTATCAGACTTAAAAGTTCTTGTTTATGTCAATAACATATTTCAAACCGAAGGTGTAGACTATACTTTTAATGCAGATAATAACAGTAATAAATTTGTACAGTTTTACACTGATTTAAAAACAAGTGATGTGATTGTTATTAAAGCACATTCAAAAGCTACAAAAAATAGTAACGGATATTATGAAACACCTCACAACTTTGAACGTAATCCTTTGAATGACAACATTACTGAATTTACTTTAGGCGAAGTTTCCGATCACGTTGATAGTGTAGCTACAGAAGTTCCAAATTTTTCAGGACGCCAACCTGGTGCAAATAATTTGAGAGATTTAGGAAATGTAAAACCGTATGGACGTAAATTTGTTCAACACAGCGGGCCAATAAATTTACCTTTGTATACATTAGCCAAAAAAGAAAGTAATCTTGTTTCTGCAATGACATTTGCTAAAAATGAATATAGCAAACTTAAAAGGGCATTTATACAAGAAGCAGAAACATTGAACCTAAACGGAACAATTAGAGAACAAGTAGATCAAATATTATTATCGTTAGCTTCAAACAAAAAAGAAACTATGCCTTTTTATCGTTCGGATATGGTTGGCATAGGTGCATACAAAAAAATAGAATATACTGTTTTAGATTCAGATTTAAAATTTTATGCATTAACAATGCCTTTCACACTTGACGAATTAAGTGAAAAGGCAGTATATGTCTATGTAAACGATACGCAAGCCTGCCACGGTTTAGACTACACATTTTCAAGCGAAGGATTTGTCCAATTTACTACTTCATTTTCACTACAAGTTGATGATAAGATAGAAATATATGAATATGAAACAACAAATGGTAGTTATATACCTGAAACACCTACTAAATTAGGATTGTTTCCTGCATACAAACCTGAAAAGTTTACAGATACAACTTATGGTGAAAACAAAACTGCAATTAGAGGACACGATGGCAGTATCATAATTGGTTATGATGATTATCGAGATGATCTAATCATAGAAATGGAAAAACGTTTATATAATAACATCAAAGTTCCATATGATGAAAATATTTTTAACATCTATGATTACATAGGTGGAGAATTTAGAAATACTCAAATTTCTAAAAAAGACATTGATGATGTTTTAATTTCGGATTTTGTAAAATGGTTAACAAAAACTGGCAATCCAGATTATACAGATAATAGTTTTGTAAAAGACACTGAAACATTTACATATAATTATGGATTTGGTAGTAGTAAAACAAATCAACCATTAGCTGGCTTTTGGAGAGGAATTTATATCAATGCATATGACACTGATAGTCCTAATTTAAGACCTTGGGAGATGTTAGGATTTAGTGTAAAGCCTAGCTGGTGGGAAAGTAAATATGGACCTGCGCCTTATACTAAAGACAATTTGGTTTTGTGGAGTGACCTTGAAAGAGGTATTATTAGAGCAACAGCAAAAGTTAAAGCAGATAAAAGATTTATAAGACCTGGATTGACAAAACACATTCCTGTAGACTCAAGCGGTAATGTATTAAGTCCTCTTGATAGTGGTTATGTAAATGAGTTTAGTTTTGTAACTCAAAAAGGGAAACGTTTTAAATTTGGTGATCATACGCCTGTAGAAACTGCTTGGCGTAGGAGCAGTGAATATCCTTTTGCTTTAATAAAAGCAATTATGTTAAATAGACCAGCAAAAGTTTTGGGCGTAGGGTTTGATAGATCACGTGTTTGTAGAGATTATACAAACCAACTTTCATACAAGGCAGATGAAACAAGAAGAATTAAATTATCTAATTTAAAGTTTCCTGCAACAGTTGATGCAAATAACAAAAACATATTAGCAACTGGATTAGTAAATTATATTTACAATTATATGGCAAGTGATATCACTACAGAATACAATAATTTTGTAACAGAATTATCTAATTTAAAACAAAAAATTAGTTTTAAACTTGGCGGATTTGCTGACAAAGATAAACTAAAACTTGTTTTAGATAGTAAAAATCCAAGCAACAAAGGAAATGTATTTGTACCGTTTGAAAATTATAAAATAGATTTAGTTTCTAGTTCGCCTTTAGAGGTTGTAACTTACAGTGGTGTTATTATAGAAAAACAAACAAATGGATTTAAAATAAATGGGTATGACAAAGAATTTCCAAAGTTTACATACAACTTACCATTTATATCACAAAACGATATTGCTATAAATGTTGGCGGCATAAGTGAAGGATTTATTAATTGGGCAGAAGGCAAACAATATGTTGCAGGAAAAATTGTTAAGTTTCAAAATGCATATTATAGAGTAAATGTTAATCATACAAGTGGCGATACTTTTGATATAAGTTTTTATACTGCACTCAAAACTTTGCCTGTTGTAGGTGGTGCCACTGCTACATTAAGAAAAAACTTTACAGAACAAACACAAGAATTGCAATATGGATCTGTATTATCAACAATACAAGAAGTTGTTGATTTTTTACAAGGCTACGAACACAATTTAAAACAAAAAGGATTTAGTTTTGATTACTTCAACAGAGAAACTGAAGCTATTGAAAACTGGACACTAAGTATAAAAGAGTTTTTATTTTATACAACACAAAACTGGTCAGTTGGCACAATTATTACATTAAGTCCTGGCGCCAATAGATTACAATTTTCTAAAGATTATTTTGTTGTTGATAATATTAAAGATAATATATTTGGATATAAAGTGCTTTCACTTGATGGTACAAGTGTAGCAGATTTATCTATTAATATAAACAGAGATGCAGGAAATACTGTTGAAATAACTGCAAACGATAGTAGTGTTTATTTTGCAAAATTAGGATTAATTCAAAAAGATCACGCTGTAATTATTGATAATACCACAGTTTTTAATGATACAATTTATAACCCAAACAGCGGATATAGACAAGAAAGATTAAAGGTTGTAGGATACAGAACAGATAACTGGAATGGCAATCTTAATATTCCTGGGTTTTTATATGATCAAGCAAAAATTACAGAATGGGAACAATGGAAAGACTATGCACTTGGTGATGTTGTAAAATATAAAGAGTTTTATTATTCAGCAAATGAATTTATTTCTGGTAATTCTATTTTTGAAAATAACAAATGGAATCGTTTAGATGAAAGACCAACAAGCGGTTTGAAAACAAACTTTGATTATAAAATAAATCAATTTGCAGATTTTTACGATTTGGATACAGATAATTTTGATAGTGAACAGCAACGTCTTGCTCAACACCTTATAGGATATCAAAAAAGAAACTATTTAAATAATATAATAGAAGATGATATAAGTCAATACAAATTTTATCAAGGATTTATACAAGAAAAAGGAAGTAAAAATAGTTTAACTAAATTATTCGATAAATTAGGATCTGCCGATCAAGACAGTTTAAATTTTTATGAAGAATGGGCAATCAGAAATGCACAATACGGTGCTACAGATACATTTGATGAATTAGAGTATAGACTAGACGAAACTAAATTTAGAATAGAACCACAATTAATTGAATTGGTGACAAGGGAAGATATTTCAAGAACAGATTTAGTCTATGAAATACCAGAATCAAAAGTTTATATAAAGCCACAAAATTATACAAATAATCCTTTTCCTAAAAAATATGATACAACTGAATTTAGCAAAACAGCAGGCTATGTAAGTTTAGATCAAGTTGATTTTATAGCAAAGACTCCAAACGATATTTTAGAACTGGATATTGCAAATGTTGAAATTGATAACATAATCTGGGTAACTTCTGAAAAAAATAGTTGGAATATATACCAGCACGTTGTAGTGCCTAATAGGGTTGTAGAATATATTAAAACAGATAGTGGTTTTAATTTGTTATTTGACAGTGTTCCTGAAATATCAGTCAATGATATTTTTGGTTTGCAATTCATTGATGATGCAGTTGATGGATTTTATAAAGTTGCAAGTATATCAGACACAATTGTAAGTGTGGTAACAAACACAACATTTACTGAAGAACGTGTAGACCTAAGAGATAGTACAACAGGATTAGTTACTAAATTACTATCTAAAAGATATTCAACACCTAATAATGTTAATGATGACTTAAATGAATTTGGATTAAATGAAAACAATACTATCTGGATTGATAATGTAGCTAATGATAAATTTGGCGTTTTTAGAAATAAAAAAATCTTTGATGGTAAAACAGAATTACAAAATAATGATGATGGAGACGGAAGTTTTGCATCTTCTTTTGCAGTGAATAAATCAAATTCAATATTTGCAGCAGGTAGACCAGATGACGAAAAAGTTTACATTTATACAAGAAGTAGCGAAACACTCGCACTTGTTTTTGTACAAGAAATAAACGTACCTGATGGTTTCCACGATAGTAATAGTGGCTTTGGTAAAAAAATTAAATTTTCAGAAGACGGACAGTTTATGTTTGTTTCTGCTCCACTTGCAAGTAATGTAAAAACAAAATACAAAGGAGATATAGATCCTTCACTAACAATTTTAGCAGGAGATATTGTTACTGATAGAGAAACACTTTGGCGTGCATTACGTGATACACAAGACGACGGTAGTACAATACATACCACTAGCCAAGACTGGAGACAAGTTTACAAAATACCTGCAGACAGAGATGGTACACCTAGTGGTTTAACAAATCAAGGTATTGTTTATGTATACAAAAAACAGCTCGACAATAACTATTTTCTATTAGATCAATTTGTATCTAGTATTCCTACCGCAGATGAAAAGTTTGGTATTGGATTAGAAACTGCATTTACAACTGATCTAAATTACAAATTATTTGTACGTAGTGAAGGCAACAACGGACGGGTATACATATACGATTCAACTTATATTCAAATGGACTTTTTAGGAACACAAGATGAAAATTATAGGGGTGTTCATAATAATATATTCGGATACACTATAGATGAGATAGTTTATTATGAAGGATCGTTGTTCCAAGCAAAAGTAGATATACCGCCTGGAGGAGACAATCCGTCAAATGCAACACTTTGGGAAGCTATAGATTCTAGTATAGACAGGTTTGGGTATTTGCCTAATACAACTACAATAGATGGCGATAATGATAGTACAGTTTTTAATAACACAAATCAAGCAGGTAAAAATATTGATGTAAGTAAAAATGGAGAAGTGCTTGCATTTACTGCTTTTAACACATCAACAGAAGAATTCCAAGTTTATGTTTATAGATTAGTAGAAGGTAGATATGCTTTTTATGAAGTATTGACAGCTCCCGAAGTTGACGATTTATGGGGAACTAGTTTAGCTATTAGTGACAATGGAAATTATATTGCTGTAGGTGCCAATCGTGCTGATATTGAAGATAGCACAGATACAGGAACAGATAAAGGTATTGTATACATACACAAATACAATACTTCAAGTTTACAATTTGAAAATACACAAACATTGCAAGCACCAAAATCTTCAAAGAATGAAAGATTTGGTTATAAGCTAGATTTTAGTAACAACAAACTATGTGTTCTTGGCGTAAATGGAAGAAATATAGATTCAACTACTTTTGATAGTAATCTAACTATATTTGACAACAACACTACTAGATTATTAAATATATCAACTAGAAGGCCACAAGCATACACTTTTGAATTACTTAATGATCAGTATACTGCTAGTGAAACAATTGACTATGAAAGTTACTATACACAACCAAATGGCGTAGTTATAGCAAGAGATTTATCTGGTGCTAGAGATGTAGAAATAGAATATCAAGATAACCATTTGTACTTAGGATTTGAAGGTATTGATACAAACAATAATAAAAGAGGAATTATTTTTGATTTGCGAGCTAATAGAGATGCTGTAAATTGGACAACATTAGGTGCGGCAACAGATTTTATTGATTACAATAAAATGCGTGGAACATTTTTATACGATAGGCAGACTAGTGATCTAATTACATATTTAGATGCAATTGATCCTATACAAGGTAAAATTGCAAATGCAGCAGAAAGAGAACTAGACTACAAACTATACTATGACCCGGCAGTTTATAATATTGGATCTACAAGCACAGGAGAAGTAAATCCTTGGGGTGAAGAATATGTTGGCAAATTGCTTTGGGATTTGAATGCTGTTAAATGGTATAATCCTTACCAAAAAAATACTGAGTATAGTTCAAATGTATGGAACAAGGTAGTTCCAGGATACAGTGTAGACATTTATGAATGGGTAGAGAGCACACTATTGCCTGAAGAATGGGATGCCATTGCAGATACTACTGAAGGATTATCACAAGGAGTAAGTGGTAGTTCAAAATACGGCAACACTAACTATGTAAGAAAAAATGTTTATGATCCTATTACTGGTTTATTTTCGTCAAAGTATTTTTATTGGGTAAAAAATTCAAAAGTGGTTCCTGTACTTGAAAACAGAACAATCAGTGCAGACACTGTTGCATCTTTAATAGAAGATCCTGCTGGTAATGGTTATAGGTTTGTTGGATTGTTTGGCACAGATAATTTTGCAGTTTATAATTGTCAAAGTTTAGTAAAAGATGAAGATACAATTTTGCATTTTGAATATTATAATACAGAGGAAGTGTTACCAAACAATTTACATAGAGAGTACTCTTTAATAACTGAAGGATTATCAACAAGTCAACCAAGTGATAAGATTGTAGACAAATGGATAGATAGTTTAGTTGGGTATGACGAACAAAAAACATTACTACCTGTTACTACCTTAAGTCCGGCTAGAAGATATGGTATTTTAGACAACCCATTACAAACTATGTTTGTGAATAAAACAGAAGCATTAAAGCAAGTAATAGAGCGCATAAATTTAGTTTTAGCAAAAAATCTTATTGTAGATGAATTTGATATTAGCAAATTGTCTAGCAAAGATCCTGTTCCCACTGCTGTTTCAAGAACATATGATACTGCTATTGAAAATGAAACACTTTTACGATTTGTTGGAACTTCAAAAATTAAACAAGCCACATTAAATGTAACAATTACAGATGGAAGATTAACAAACGTAGTAATTACTGAACCCGGTAGAGGTTATATAGATCCTGCATTTAATAGTGCAACAGAAACAAAACGTAGAGGACCTAGTGTTTTAATACAAGGTTCAGGAACTGGTGCAGAAATTGAAACTTATATAAACAATTTAGGACAAGTTGTAGAAGCAAACATTGTAAATGCTGGTATAAATTATTCTCAAAGCACAGTGATAACAGTTAGACCGTTTACTGCACTTATACAATCTGACTCAACGTTGTTAGGTTTTTGGACAACTTACATATGGAATCAAACAGAGAAAGAATGGGTCAGAACTAATAATCAAAATTATGATGCAAGTTTGTATTGGAATTATATTGACTGGTATGCAAGCGGCTATAATGTTGAAACAGCAATTGATTATCTTGTACCAGGAAGTTATGCATTAGAAGGATTACAAGACAACCTAGGGGATATTGTCAAAGTTGAAACAATAGGCTCAGGTGGTTGGTTGTTATTACGCAAAATAGACAATCAAGCAGAAGTGGATTACACAGTTAATTATGAAACTATTGGTAGACAAAACGGAACATTAGAATTCAGTAGACTACTTTACAGCAATGAAAAATTTGGATTTGACAAAGCTGTGTATGATAGTGCTTTGTATGATAGAGATGCTGGTGAAGAAGTAAGAGTAATACTAAATGCAATCAAAGAAGATATATTTGTTGACCAATTATTAGTTGAGTGGAATAAATTATTTTTTAGTAGCGTAAGATATGCACTAGCAGAACAACCTAATGTAGATTGGATATTTAAAACATCTTTTATCAAAGCAAAACACAACGTAGGTCAATTATCACAAAAAGTGACATACAAAAATGATAGTCTTGATAGTTATTTAGAATATGTTAACGAAGTCAAACCGTACAGTGCAAAAATTAGAGAATATGTAAGTGCATATGAAAATATAGAACCAACATCAACAGTTGTTAGCGATTTTGACTTACCGCCGCGCTATGATGCAAATGCACAAAAAATCATTCCTGAACCTGCACAGGTTGTAGATAGCCAAATAAGTAACTACAGTGAATTTGTTACAACATATCCTCAAAAGAATTGGTTTGATAATGTTGGTTTTGAAATAAAAGAAATCAAAATAACTAATGGAGGATCTGGTTGGTATTCATCGCCTACTGTAACTATTTCAGGAGGTGGTGGTCCAACAATTACAGGCACTACAACTTTATCAGGTGATACAGTAACAGGTATTGTTGTTAACACACAAGGTAAAAAATACATAACTGCACCAAATATTACAGTCACAGGCAGTCAAAGTGATACAGGAACTCCTGTTATAGCTTATGCAATAATTGGCAACTCTCCTGTACGATCAACACATATGTTGATTAAATTTGATAGAGTATCCGGTTCTTACTTGGTTACAGATCTTGACGTTACTGAAAACTTTACAGGCACAGGTTCGCAAATAGAATTTAATGTGAAATGGCCTATAAGTGTAAAACCTGCAGACACAAAAGTTGTGGTAGATACTGTAGAACAACTATCTAGTGATTACACTGTTGAAAATATTTTAGACACTACTGCATCTTACACAAGAAACTTTGGAAGAATAACGTTTACTAATCCTCCGTCTAATGCTACAAGTATAGTTATAAAATACAAAAAAGATATTAATTATTTAAGTGCTACTGATAGAATTAATTTTTATTACAATCCAACAACTGGACAGTTTGGTAAAGAATTATCACAATTGATGGATGGAGTTGATTATGGCGGTGTACAAATTGACACAGCAACTTTTGGCGCAAACACAGGCTTTGACTCAGGTGATAAATTTGGAGTAACCGACTTTGATAGATTCTCAGGAAATTTAGAAGATGAAGTTATAATTCTTGATGGAAGTACAAAAACGATTACAGCAAGTAAGCCTTTTGAATCTGGTATAAAATATAACATTTATTACAAGTCTGCAACTGCTGGACTTAGTGATAATCCTATAAGAATAGATGATCCTGAATTTGGAACAGTAGGACAAGATAATACAAATGCTGTTATGCTTACAATTACTGGAGACGGCATAACATCTACATTTGATATTAATGAAGATTTACTTGTAACAAAAGATGGTGATACAATAATTATAAGAAAAGAATCAAGTGATGGCGCATTTACTCCTTCTGGTGTAATTTTTGATACTGAAATAAGTGGCGGATCTCTAACAAATCTTGGTAACATTTTCCAAACAGCAACAGGAGTTGCTTCAGGTGACGTAGTAGTTGATGGTGATGGATTTGTTACACCTACATCTAGTAAAGGTCCTGAAGAACAAGTTCCAGGACAAGTTTTAGATACACTTGACATTCAAGTAATAGAAAGAGTTAGTGATGGGCAAGGTGCAATAACAGTACAAAACTTCAAAACAGATGGTATTTCAGCAGAATATTATTTAGAGGATTTACCAGCAAACCAAGATAGCGTAATTGTTAAACTAGATAATGTAGTTTTAGACCCTACTCAATATGAAATAGATTACATTGAAAAAATACTAAGAATAAGTGATAGTTCTTTACTTCCTGTAGGTAAACATTTATCATTACTAACAATTGGAACAAATGGATCTAGTATCATTGATAGCGATACTTTCACTGGTGATGGAAAGACAAGGACATTTATTACAGGATATAATTGGGTACAAAATATTACTGGTGTTGTAGCAATAAATGGTGTAGTAACCACAAACTTCACTATTGATCAAGCAGGTCCAGAATATGGGGAAAATGCAGATAGAATTATTATCACTCTTGGAGAAGCACCTACATTAAATTCAATAGTAACTTATTCTTTATATTTAGGTACAGGAACTAAGTATAGTCAGCTTGCAATAGATGATACATTTGATAGATCTGTATCAACACAACGCTCGCATACATTTGGAGTAAATGGAGCTGTTACATTACCTTTCAACAAAAAACCAATCAGCCATAACATATTAGTCAAAGTCGGAGATAAATTTTTAGAAGCAGGACACGTTATAAAACATACGCTTACAACTGACAGAACATACGAAATTGATAATTGGCAGTTTAAAGATAAAACACTTATTAAACAATCTGATATATTAGTTTATATCAACGATAGTAAAATAGATCCTGTAAATTATGTTTATGATACTATAAATGGTAGACTAGACTTGACAACTAGAGCAGTAGGCAAACCAGGAGATGTGATGCGTGTTTACATTATAGACAGTGCAGAATATTTCTTTGTTGACACTGTAGTAAACTTGTCAAATGCAGGAAGCCTTGTAGATTACGAGTCACTTGATCAAATCAATTTTACACTGAATGATAGTACAAATGTAATTGCTACAGTTCAAGAATACACAAAATCCGGCGATGATGTAACTATTAAATTGCAAGGTTATGTTCGAGATTTGATATTATTATCAGAAAAAGACAATACACCTACATTATATTTTGATGATAGTACAGATTTTAGAATAGATAGTATTGATGTAGTAGAAAGTGATAGATTGAGTCTAAAAGATATTCCTACAGAAGATGTAAAAATTTACGTATTTTCTAATCACGATACAAATGAGTTTGAGAGATTAAGTTATTGTGTAAATTATGACGGCACAGAAGCACCAGAAGGTTCCGCAGATTACTTTGCAAAAAATCTATTAAGCAAAGGACATATTGTTTTAAATAGTATTATACCTAGTGCAAATTATGCTTGGGTGTTTTTGAACGGTAAATTTTTGACTGCACAGGCAGATTATACTCTTGCCGAAGATGGCAAAACTATAATTTTATCAAATGCTCCTATTTTGAATGATCAAATAGAAATATTGTATTTTACAGCACCAGTAAGTAAAAAGAAATTTGCATTTAGAATATTCAAAGATATGTTGAATAGATATCATTATAAACGTATTAACAGTGAAAGAGAATACAGATTATCTTCACCATTAAATTATTATGATTTAGCAATAGTCTTAGACAGCTCTGATGGATTAGACGAGCCAAATAGACAAGCATCTATTCCTGGTATAATTTTTATAGATGGTGAAAGAATTGAATATTATGAAAAAGATGGTAATGTTTTACGACAGCTTCGCAGAGGCACTTTAGGTACTGGTGTAAAAGAATTACACAACCAAGGAAGTAGAGTATTTCATCAAGGTACTAGCGAAACTATACCGTACCAAGACACAACGTACACTCAAAAGTTTGTTGGAGACGGAAGCACTAACGAGTTTATATTAAATTGGACGCCTTCTAGTGTGAATGAATTTGATGTATTTGTTGCAGGTAAACGACTTAGAAAAGCTATACCAGTTGATCCTAATAATACAACGGCTGATTATAATTACTATGTATATGATGAAACAAAGGATCAAGATAGCCCTGGAGGTGATGTTGTTGTTGCTCCAGAATTTACAATACAAAACAATATTTTGACTGTGGTAAATGCTCCGTTGAATAATACTGAAGTTAAAATTATAAGAAAAACAGGAAAAATTTGGAATGACGACGGTGTCAGTTTAGCTAATAGTAAAAACACTATAAGCAAGTTTCTAACAGATAGCACATATAAGCTCGCCCGATAAATACAATAAGGATAGTATTATGATAGAAAAAGAACAAAACGGTGTACATATAGAAGGTCATATAAAAATATTCAACCCAGAAACGGGCTTTGTGTTTGTTGACAAACGCAATGCAATTCATTATGAGAATATGAGTATAAGCCTTGCAGAAAGTCTTGGAAATATTGGCCAAGGATTTATAAGTGAAATGAGTTTTGGTAACGGTGGAACAATTGTTGATCCAACTGGAATTATTACTTATTTGACACCTAATAGCACAGGAACAAACGCAAGTTTATACAATCAAACTTATACTAAAGTTGTTGATGCAAATAATGTTAACAATCTTGATCCTACACGTAATAAAATTGAAACTAGACACGTTGCCGGCACTAATTACACCGATATTGTCATCAGCTGTCTACTTGATTATGGCGAACCAGATGGACAAGATGCATTTGATACTGCCGCAGATACTGAGCAACAATTTGTATTTGACGAGTTAGGATTGAGAGGCTATAGTGCTAGTGGTACAGGAAGATTAATTACACACGTAATTTTTCATCCAGTGCAAAAATCATTGAATAGATTGATTCAAATTGACTACACTGTAAGAGTACAAAGCCTTAGCGGAGGGAATAGCTAATGGCATATGAAATACCCTTTACAGATGAAGCAAATAAAGGTACAATAACTGTAGAAGATAATGCAATCAATACAGATACAAGTCTTGGATTGATTGGACAAAACTCTACAGGTTATGGAATAAGTTTTAATACAAATTTATTACATATGTTAGAAAATTTTGCTAATGCAAATCCACCTAGCAATCCTGTTGAAGGACAATTGTGGTATGATACTACAGCAGGAATTGATCAATTAAAAATATATGATGGTACACAATGGGTATCAGCCGGCGGATTAAAAAAATCAACAGTTCAACCAGCAACAGATAATAGTGTTGTAGGAGATATTTGGGTTGACACTAATAATAGTCAAATGTACATTTATTCAGGTAGTGGTTATGTACTTGTAGGTCCACAATATAGTTCTGCACAAATTACTGGTGCAATCGCATATAGTATTGATAGAGCAGATGACACTCCTGCAAAACAAGTAACAGCAATATATGCAGAAGATGTTATTGTAGCAATTATATCAGATGAAGAATTTGCACCAAAAACAAATATTGCAGGTTATACATCATCGGTTCCTTTTAAGGTTGGTATCAACTTAAACAGGACATTATCATCTGTGCTTAACGGTACAGCAGATAGAGCAAATAATATTGTTATAAACAATTTGCCTGTACCAGGTACAAACTTTGTTCGTAACGATGCAGAAGCTGGAAAGCAAACAATTGATGCACCTGTTAGAATAAGTGATAATAGAGGTATTGAACTAGGACAAACAAAAACCTTAAGTTTACAAATTGAAGATGCAGATAGTATTATTGAACATTTTGGTACAGGAACATTAGATATTAGGTCGATTGTATCTTCAACTCCTGCAATAAGAGTTAAACAATCAGAAAATACAAACAATACAGGAATTAATAATCCAAACCCAACAGAAGCATTAGATGTAACTGGAAATATATTAACAAGCGGAACATTAAAAACTACAGATACAACAAATTCTACAAGTAGTATTACAGGTTCTATTACAACTCCTGGAGGTATAGGTGTAGCACAAGACTTGCACGTTGGCGGTAGTCTTACAGTAAACAGCAATATAACTGCTGAAACTTTACTACCAGAAACAGATAGTGCAAATAATATTGGTAATACTTCTCTTTACTATGATAATTTATACGCAAACCGTATAAACACTACATCAATTCAGCCAAAGAGTGGATCGAGTTTAAGTATTACAGGAACATTGAACGGAACATCAACAAGTGCTGGAAAACTCAACAGTTTAACAACATTTAGATTAGTTGGTGAGGTTACTGCTGACAGTTTCACTTATGACGGACAAACAGGCGGGCTTACAAAAACTTTTGCAAATAGTGTAATTGATCCTACTTTTGTTACAAATAAGCCAGCTGTACCGGCGCCTATTGTTGGAACAGATGAACTCCTAGTTGCAAGAGGAAGCACATTATATAAAGCAACACAGAACGATATTATAGGAAGCATTCAAACAATTCCAATTGGATCGGTAATGCCATATGCTGGAGGCACAGCACCATCAGGATGGTTATTTTGTGATGGATCTATTCAAATTGCTACAACATATAATTTACTATATGATGTAATCGGAACAACATATGGATCTTCTGGTGCAAACACATTTGCACTTCCTGATTTAAGAGGTAGACATCCAGTCGGCTTACTTGGTTCACCTAGTAGTAATAACAATAGAATCACATCAGGTACCGCATCTCTCGGAGGTGTAAGCGGTAACGCAACCAATACAATTACTTCAGCTAATTTACCTGATCACACACACGATTTAGAAAGTGACACCGGAGACCAATATTATGCTACAACTACAGTTGCATCACAAACTGGATCAGGTTCTAGTGCAGGTGGAGCTGCTGCAGATGGAGCAAGCGGAACTAAAATTTCAGTAACTGGTGGTATACCGGGTGCTACAAATAATCCATTAGATACTACTGATCCGTTCCTTGCAATGAACTTTATTATATATACGGGGCAAGTGATATGAGTTATAGGTTAAACAAAACTGATGGTACATTATTAACAGAATTAATTGATGGTAAAATAGATAATACGTCAACCGATCTTACTTTTATAGGAAAGAATTATTCTGGTTTTGGTGAATTTTTAAATGAAAATTTTATAAAGTTGCTTGAAAATTTTGCAAACGTATCAGCGCCATCTAAACCTATAAAAGGACAACTTTGGTTTGACTCTACAGTAGATAGAGTAAAAGTATATGATGGCACTACATTTAGAAGCACAGACAGTAGTGTAATAAGTGCAACAGCACCTTTAGAAAAAGTAGAAGGTGATATATGGATTGATAGCACTACAAATCAAGTTTATTTTTGGGACGGACAGTCTTGGATTCTTATAGGCCCTAATTATACTAAAACACAAGGTCTTAGCGGAATTAAAGTAGATACTGTTAAAGATTTATTTGGTTTGAACAAAGTTATTGTGTACATATATGTTGGTGGAACACCGTTAATAGTTATTGCAAGAGAAGCATTTACACCTGCTATAGAAATAACAGGATTCTCAACACTAAGAATGGGTATGAATGTTAATAGTGCTTTTAGCACTTTTGTACTTGATGGTATTGCTGATAAAGCACTTGCTATAACAGACGAGCTAGGAACAGAATTTAGAATCAACGATTTTGTAAGTGCAACTGACACAGCCGGTGATACAATGGCTGGAAAATTAAGAATTGCTAACGATCAAGGTATTGTAATAGGAGCAGATTCTGACTACAATTTGTTAATTTCCGGAGGTGTTGTTACTCATTCAAATACTATTACTGATGTAGATTATGAAATTAAAATGAAAGATTCTACTGCTCCTTACACAGCTCAATATTTTGATGCAAGCACTAGAAAAATAGGATTTTTTACACAAACACCTGCGTACGATTTAGATGTTACAGGCAATCAACGAATTACAGGTGATTTAAGAATCGAAGGCGATTTAACAGTTGGTACACTTGTAAATGAATCAGTAACATCGTTGAGGGTAGCAGATAAAAACATTCAGTTAGCTATCCCAGATGATAGTAGCTTACTTGATAGTAGTAGCGAATTTGTTGATGATGCAGGTTTGTTAATAGAAACAACTGGCGGAAGTATCAAGTGGACTTATAGAACAGCAACAACTGCTTGGACAACAGAAGACAATATTAACATTGACAATGCTGACGGAGGCTTACTACTAGAAGGAAACGTTCTTATTGATAAAACATCAATAGCATCGACTGTAACCTCAGCACCAGGACTTGTAAATATTGGATCTCTTGAATCTATAACAATTGACAATATCAATATAGACAGCAATAGAATAACAAACTCTAGTGCTGGCATTGAACTTACATCAAATGGTCCAATTGAGGTAGTTGGTACAGCACAAGAAATAAAAGGCGTAAAAACACCAATAAGTGCAAGAGCTGTTACAGAAAATCCTTTACTAACAGAATCAGATAATGATGCAGTTGCTACAAAACAATATGTTGATGTTGAATTAGGATCTAAACCGTATGTTTTTGGATTAGATGTTACCGGATTAACAGTTACAGCAAGCACAAATTCAGCAGATAACAATGATGTAAAAGGAATACTTCAAGCACTAGTAAATGCTACTACAGTACCTAATCAAACACTGGCATACATACACGCCAGTGCAATTGCAGCATCTGGAACTGATACAGCAGACGTTAATGCGCAATTGAATAAAAGTTTTATTGCTGTAGATAGTGGTGGTACACAAAACGTTAGTGTAGTACAAGACGTTAGTGCCACAGCAGTACCAATTAATGTAACGTTTAATATTACACGTTACACAATGAGATTCAAAGTAATTGCTGGAGTTTGGACACACCAGGAGACAACTGTTTATACGCCGTAAAACAAATAAATACATTGCAACTTGAGGAATAACAATGGCATACATAATTAATAGATTTAGTGGAGCACAATTATTATCACTAGAAGATGGTACAGTTGACAACACAACTGATTTAAAATTAATAGGTAAAAACTATAGCGGATATGGCGAAGCACAAAACGAAAACTTTTTATTTTTACTAGAAAGTTTTGCTGGGTCAACAAGTCCTGCAAAAGCAATAAGCGGACAAGTTTGGTTTGATAGTTCTACCAACAAATTAAAATATTATACAGGAACAACCTGGAAAACAGCAGGCGGAGCAGAAGTTGCTTCAGTAGAACCAGCTGGTTTAGTTGAAGGAGATCTTTGGTATAATAGCAACACAAATCAGTTGTTTGCTAGAACAAGTGCAAGTGAATTTGTATTAGTAGGACCTCAAGCTGCTGGTACAGGTACAACACAATTGTTAAGTACAAATGTTAATTCCAGTCCGTCAGATGTTGCTATTCCTGTAGTTATTGCCCTTGTAAATAACAATCCAGTTTATATGATTAGTGATGTTGATTTTACACCAAGTTCTACACAACCGTCAGCATTAGACGATTATGACATTACAGGACATTTTCCTGTAGTTAAAAAAGGCTTAACATTAATTAGAACTCCTAGTACAGGAATTACAGGACAAGATGATGATACAAATACAGCAATTTATTGGGGTACTTCAAGTAATGCTTTAAAACTTAATGGGTTAGATTCAAGTAACTTTATTTCATCTGCAGGTGCTGGTCAAGCATTAGAAATACCTGACGACGAAGGTATTAAAATTGGTGATAGTTTAGATTTACAATTACACGTTACTAATGGTAATGAAGCTACAATATCAAATTTAATTGGCAATGAAATTAAATTCCAATCATATACAGCTAGTACTGGATTAATAGAAATTGCAAGAATTCAAAATGATACTGATACAGGATTTGTTCCATTTATTAACAATGCATATGTTTTAGGAACATCTGCAAAAAAATGGAATACAGTACACGCAACTACCTTTTCTGGTAATGCAACTTCTGCAGATGCAGTTAGAGTTTCAGGAACTGACTATCCAGGTGCTCTTGATAGCACAGGAGAAACTGTAGCTATTAGAGATGTAAATGGAAATTTAGTTGCAAACGTATTTACTGGTACAGCATCCAGAGCAAGATATGCAGATTTAGCAGAAAAATATACGACAGCAGAAGAACTAGCGCCTGGCACGGCAGTTGCAGTTGGTGGAGATGATGACTATGAAGTTCGTCCTGCAAAATCAAGTGATGTTTGTATTGGTGTCGTATCAACAGATCCAGCATATATGATGAACAGTGACGCTGAAGGACAATATATAGGACTTAAAGGAAGATTACCAATTAGGGTAAAAGGTCCTGTTGCAAAAGGACAAGCAATTTATGCTTGGGAAGACGGTGTATGTTCTACAGTGCAAACAACTGCTTTAGTAGGTATTGCTTTAGAATCAAACGAAATAGGTGATGAAAAACTTGTAGAGTGTGTGCTAAAGACATAAGTATATAAAAGGATAGTTTTATGGTTAACCAAATTATATCTGCTGCACGATACAATGTGTTACAATCGAGAATAGCAACTGTGTTAGGAGTTGGCGTAGGAGCAACTGGATATAATCAAGCAGTAAGTTCTCAACAGGTACCTAAAGAAAACACAGTAACCGCTTTAGAAATGAATCAGCTTTATGCAGATTTAATAAAAATTAGAACTCATCAAACTGGAACAGAACCTACAGATGCTATAAAGCAAGTTAATGATAATACATTTCAATATCTAATTCAAAATGCGTACATAAACACAGGTAATAATAATGTAGTAACAATAACTACTGTTGTTAATCATAGGTTAGTAAACGGACTATGGGTTGACCAAATTAGAGGCGTAGAAGGTATGACACAATTAAATGGTGTATCAGGTTATGCTAAAGTTTTGTCTGCAACAGAATTTGAATTGTATTCTAATTATGACCGAACACAAGGACTGCCATTTACAAACCCAATTGGAGATGCAACTTGGGGCTCATATGTATCTGGCGGATCATTTTACCATACAATTGGCGAAGAATCTTATCAAACATACGAAGCACTTACAACACTTTGTGAAACCGCAAAGTATAATGTGGATTCAACCCAAGCAGATCCAGCAATAAAAAATACAAGAACCAGAACTGCTTTATGGGGAGGTACCGCAACACCTCAAGTTGTTTCACACGAATTCCAAGTTACATTTACTACAGCAAATGCACGTAGAGGTTTCTTTAATGCAGGAGGAGAATTAAGATTTTCTGCAAGTTTAAATAACATACCTACTCCAGGAGCAGACAATTATGCAAAATCTGGAGACTGGGATGCAATGCTTACCAATATGGGGGTTATATCATTTAACTATCAAGAAACAGTTAGCAGTCTAGCAAACGGTACAGGATCAACAATCGGAAATTATGACTTGACAAGTACATATCAAACAATATATACTAAAACAGGTAGTGCAGTTTATATTGAAAATGAATATACAATTAAAGTTAAAGAAAATAGTAATTTACAGTTACAATTTTTAATAGAATTTACGGATGATGCAAATGGCTCCGGTGGAGCTGACGAAAGAGTAGAAGGTACATTAGAAAGTGTTCTTACAGAATATAGATCTACAGGACCATATGTTGAAAGTGAATCGCCAACAATTACTGTATTACAAAGTTTATAAGGATCTACAATGGGTGTAGGAGACAAGATATTAGCATCTGAATACAATGCAATATATAATTTAATGGCACCAATAGTTGGTCCTACTACTAGTAATGTTGATTTAGGATATGGTAGAACTCTTTTAAGTTCACCAGTTGCTATTGGAAACACAGTAACTTCACTTCAACAAACAAATCTATGGAAAGATTTACAAGCAGGATATATACATCAAACTAATATTGCAAACACTCGTGTAGATATTGACGATGTAGAAGTAGGAGATTTAATTAGATTTGTAAATGTAACTAATTTTGATTTATTTGCAGATGATGTGGTAGCATTTAATCCAGTATCAACAGATTTTCCAACAGCTAACTTTGATGAAGCATCATTGCTTACATCTTCATCTACAAGTACAAGTAGTTCTAGGTCTACAGCTTGGGGTACTGGTGCAACATCAAGGATCGGGCACAGGGTAACAGTAAGCTGGCCAAGTGCAAATGCACGTAACCATTTTTGGAACGCAGGTGGACAAATGCGTTTTGATGCTAGTTTGACAGGCGGTACAAGTGGTACATCTAATACAAAAGATTGGGATTGGAATAGAATACTTGCTGAAATGGGCAAAATACGAATTAGAAAAAAAGGATCTAATTATGTAACTGATTCACTTGGTACAGGCGGCACAGGAACATCATTAGGTTTAGGATCGTTGAGTACAAACACAAATACAAGTGGTGGATTCTTCACATCTCCAACAAGATTATACACTAAACAAGGTGGTGGTGTAACTGGAGGAAATCCAGGCACTGTACCAGTTACACAAATATATGATGATAATGAATACCAAATTAATATTGTTGTTCCCAACACATCACAAATGATTTTTGAAATTGTATTTGATGATGCTGATACAGGTACAGGTGGCCAGTCAGAAAGTGTTAATGATCCAGTTGATGAATCAGTTGGTGGTACAGTTACAAGTAATTTATATACTTTTACACCTAATAGTAATTTTACAATTGGCGCAAGTACATTTGATGCTATTGTTCAAACTGCTCCAACTGGAACTGTAGATAGTTCACTTTAGCCTTTGACAATTGAATAAATTTGTTATATAATATTAATTATATATGGAGATTTCTATGGACGAACGTCTTGAAAAAGCACTTGACATTAGCAACTATATGGTTACATTAAACAATCAAACGAGATTGCTTAAAGAACAATATTCTGAGAATCTTGTCTATTATTTTAATGGCGGACAGTTTTCTATTACACAACAATTAGTTAGTTTTTGTCAAAGTTTGCTTTCCTTGAAACAACAATCAACTATACTAATTGATGATAATAATATACCTATTGAAGTTGAAGATTTAGAAAGTTTTACAAACTCAATTATAAGTACATATTTTGAAGCATCTAATAGATACCTTACAGAATATAATAAACTTAAGAAAAATAGATCAATCGAAAGTATTATGGATTTATGAGCCAAGGTGTACTGTTATTTGCATTTAATAACGAAAGTATAAATTACGTAAAACAGGCAATATTTTGTGCTAAACGTATACAAAAATATTTGCAACTACCTGTAAGTTTAGTTACTAATGTTGATGTTAACGATAGTTGTTTTGATAAAATTATCAAATTAAATCAAAAACAATCTAACAAAAAATCTTATAGAGATGGATCTTTAAGTAAAAGAATGCTATCATTTAACAATAGTGGTAGAGAATTTAGTTTTGACTTATCGCCATATGATGAAACAATTGTTATGGATACAGATTACATAGTAGCAAATGATAAATTATTAAATTGTTTCAAACAACAAAAAGATTTACTTATGTTTAAAGATGCGACACATTTAGGTATTCATAACAACACAAGTGAATTTAAAAAAATAAGTGACAGCGGAATTACGTTTTATTGGGCAACTGTAATTTATTTTAAAAAAACTTTTGTAACCGAAACTTTTTTTAATTTAGTAAAACATATCAAAGAAAATTATATACATTACAGAGGTGTATATCAGTTTAAGAATACCGTATATAGAAATGATTTTGCATTTAGCATTGCTGTGCATATGTTATCTGGTTATGTTGAAAATAATTTTATCGGCACAATACCAGGCAAAAAATATTATTCTATTGATAGAGATATATTGATTGATTTGAACAACGACGAATTCAAACTTTTAGTAGAAAAGCAAGATAGACTTGGTGAATACACACTAGTAAAATTAAAAGGTAGTAATTTACATATAATGAACAAATTTAGTTTGGAAAGAATTATCAATGCCTAATTTTACAATGTTAGCACAAAATACAGAAGTTGATTATGTACAACAAGCCTATCTAAATGCTATGAGTATAAAGGCAACAAACAATGATGCAAACATTTGTCTTATTACAAACGACGAAGTGCCTACAAAATATAAACCTTTGTTTGATCATATTGTAGAAATACCTTGGGGCGATCACGCAAAAGATTCAGATTGGAAAATTGAAAACAGATGGAAGATTTATCACGCATCACCTTATGATGATACACTTGTAATGGATACTGATATGCTTGTATTACAAGATATATCATCTTGGTTTGATTTTTTGCAAAATTATGATTTGTTTTTTACAAGCAATGTATATACTTACAGGAATGAATTAATTACTAATAATTATTACAGGCACACATTTGAAAAAAATTATCTGCCAAATATTTACTGTGGTGTACATTATTTTAAAAAATGTGATTTATCTCACGAATTTTATACTTGGTTAGAAATGATTACAAATAATTGGCAAAAGTTTTACAGACAACACGCTGGCGGAAGAATGTATCAGCGTAAATGTAGCATAGATTTATCGTCTGCAATAGCAACAAAAATTATGAATATAGAAAGTCAAGTTACAAATTCACGAGTTAAGTATCCTAGCTTTACACATATGAAACCAAGGATACAAAACTGGACAAATAATGTTGTCGATAGATGGCAAAATAGAGTAGGAACATATCTTGGAGAAGATTTACAATTAAAAATTGGAAATTATTCACAGAATGGAATTTTTCATTATACAGAAGATGACTTTGTTACTCAAAGGATAATTAACATATATGAAAAGTATTTAGGAATATGATAAAAGTTACTATAAACAACGATAGATATATTTGTTTTGACGAAAAGGGTGTAATAAACAAAATTGCAAGGACTCCAGATGAAAACTTTGAAAATTTGCTCGTAGATTTTGAAGAAGTTAGGAAGTTTGCTGAAGGTAAAGAATCATTAACAAACTACAAAGTAGAATACGATTTTATTGAAAAAAGATACATTGTAAAGAGCATACAACAATATAATGAAGGCGACAATACGCAAAACTTTTTGTATGAAATACCAAAAGAATTAACTGGGCTTAACGAAATTACAATTGTCCAAAATAATATTGATAAATGTTGGGAATTAAAATTAGATGTTACATTTAAAGAATACATAGATTTACAAAAAATTACAATAAATCCAAATAACCAAATTTATAGTGTTACAAAGTTGTATGATCCTAATGTTTTATACAGAACTTTAGATTTTTCAACACAAGATAAAATTAAATTTGATAGTGATTTTGAATTTGACAAAATTAATGTTAGCCTTTATACTGTAAGAAAGTTTTCTACATACTACCACGAGGTTATAAATGGCTAACACATTTCGTGTAATTGATTATGATATTGTTTATCTAAGTTATGATGAACCAAATGCAGAAAAAAATTATGCAGATTTATGCAAGAAAGTTCCTTGGGCAAAACGTGTCCACGGAGTTGAAGGCAGTGATGCCGCCCACAAAGCCTGTGCTGAATTGTCTGAAACAGATAGATTTATAACTGTAGATGGTGACAACTGTATACGTGATGATTTCCTATCACAGTCGATTGATTTTGACGAAAATTTAGATTTAACAGATAAAGTTATAAGTTGGACAGCAAAAAATATAATCAATGGTTTAAGTTATGGTAACGGAGGAATCAAGTGCTGGCCTAAGCAGTATGTACTTGATATGCGTACACACGAAAATGCGCCTAAAGATAATCCACACGCTCAAGTAGATTTTTGTTGGAACACACAATATGTGCAAATGAATGGCACTTTTAGTGATGTGCATAATAATGCTACACCTCATCAAGCCTGGCGTGCAGGTTTTAGAGAAGGTGTAAAAATGGCACTAGATCAAGGATTGCGTGTCACAGCAGAGCAGTTTCATAAAAATCATTGGAAAAACTTACATCGTTTGTACATATGGTTAATGGTAGGAGCAGATGTAGAAAACGGACGTTGGGCAATATATGGTGCTAGAGAAGGTTTGTATAAAACAATGTGTACAGATTGGGACCATATAAATGTTAGAGATTTTAAGTATTTGAATGAATATTGGGATGACAAAAAAATAGATGACGAAGCTATGTTTCTTGCTACTGAAGATTATGGAGTAAAATTAATTAATGAACTTCTGTTGCCTATAGCAATAGAGCCTTTAGATGCAGGTCAAAGCACTTTTTTTAAGACTGTATATCAAAATCCTAGCAGAGATAATAGCAAGCAGTTTTTGGACAGAGAGTAATGGAACGCTCTGAAGCAGAAGAAATCAAACGTATTGATGAAATAACAAAACAAATTTCGCCTACATTTTGTTTTGCAAAATGGTATCACGCCAACATTTATTTCCAAACAGGTGAAACACATAGTTGTTATCATCCTGCTCCCCATAAGATTGACACAGCACCATTACTAGAAAATCCAAGTGCAATACACAACACAGCACAAAAGAAACAAGAACGTGCTGCAATGATGCGTGGTGATCAACCTGCTGGTTGTAACTATTGCTGGAAAATTGAAGCAATGGGTAAAGATTATGTAAGTGACAGAAAACAACGCAATCAAACTATTTTCTTCAAACATAGATTAAATGCTGTAAAAGAAGGAGGTGCAGAGTTTGATGTAAATCCTGAATACTTAGAAGTTAGTTTTGGTAACGAGTGTAACTTTCGTTGTGGATATTGTCATCCTAAAGCCAGCAGTAGATATTATCAAGAAATCAAACAACACGGGCCATATGATATGGTTAAAAATCATAGATGTGATATTGATTGGTTTCAAATTTTTGAAGAAGAAAACAATCCATATTTAGATGCGTTTTGGCGATGGTGGCCTGAACTAAGTAAAGAGCTACACATATTACGTATTACAGGAGGCGAACCGACTATCCAACAAAGCACATATAGGTTGTTTGATATGTTAGATGCAGATCCTAAGCCAGAACTAGAACTAAACTGTAACAGCAACTTAGGCGGCAAACCAAAGCAATTAGAAAAGTTTACAAATCGTGTAAATGACTTATTAACAAACAACAAGATTAGACGCTTTAAAATGTTTACAAGTATTGATACTTGGGGCAAACGTGCAGAATACATACGTGACGGATTAGACATTGAAGTGTTTGAACGCAACTTGGATTATTTTATGCGCAACTGTGAAGCACCTATGGTGTTGATGATTACGTTCAATATATTCAGTGTAACAACATTCCGCACACTCTTAGAAAAAATCTTAGAATGGCGTGCAAAATACAATGACGTAGAAACACACAGATGGCAACGCTTGGGGTTTGATACACCACACTTGAAAGAACCTTTGCAATATGATATGAATATATTGCCAAAAGAATATTTAGGTTATATGCGTGACCATTTGCAGTTTATAAAAGAAAACGTTGATGATAATCGAAAAGATGCATTTAGCACTATTGAATATGAAAAGTTTAGACGTGTTGTTGACTATATGGAAACTACTGAATATCCTTTGGAAAAAGTTATTCAAGGACGTCAAGATTTTCATAAGTTTTTTACTGAACAAAATCGTAGACGTGGAGTAAATCATTTAGAAGTTTTTCCTGAAATGACTGATTTTTTTGATTTATGTAAAACATATGTTTGAAATAAAATTATATAATAATGATATTGACTTAACAAATTTTTATAAAGAAGCTGAAAAGAAAAAATTTTATAATAATAGTAGTCAAGAAATGTTAATTGATTATATTAAAAAATATGAAGATGCAAAGTTATGGGTTTTGTTGTATAACAAACAGCCAGTTGGTACCGTTGTAGCACACAAGTTACAAGAGTTGGGAATACTAGGCAAAGATGCATATAGAATAGGTGCAAGGACTTGTGTGCTTACTCACTTAATTGGAAAGCAAAGAGTAAAAAGTTTAAAAGGTAAAAAAGATATTCATTATTCTCACGCTTCTCAGTTTCTACTGCCAGCTTGTATAGAAGGAATCGGTAAAGATAAACCTTTATATCTTAGCACTCATATTGGTAATGTTGGAAGTCAAAACAAGGTACATTTATTTTGGGCAAAATATTTTCATATTGCTGGTGTATTGCAAAATCCAATAGAATTAGAATATAGAGGTACGTTTCAAACATTTTGGAAAATTAATGTTGATAAGTTTTATGAAACATTAAAGGAAACAAGGTGGCCTGAAGCCGAAAGTATTTTACCTTTGTTTACCCAAGCGTAACCCAAGAAGTACCATTCCATCCTTGAAATGTTTTTGATGATTTATTGTAAATTATCATTCCTTCTTCTGGAATTATATCTGTTAAATCGGCTGTGGTATGTCCTTTTGGTTTTAGGACTGGAGCAGATAAAATTCCTGCACCGTTAAAATTTAAACCTGTAGGATTATCCCAAAACGCACTAGGTAAGTTCCTACCATCACTTAATGTTATTGCAAAGTCTGTTGGATATATTTCTAAATCTGGATCTGGTTCTATTTCAGTATTTGCGTAAAAACCCATTCCGCCACCAATCTTATATGCTTCTCCGTCCCAAGCGTGTGAAGTTATTACCATCATATGATCGCCTGGGTTTAATGGCAATTTATTTTCTTCATCACCGTTAAAAGCAAACATATTAATTTGTCCTAAATTTGATGTGTTTACAGGATTTGATTGCATTTTAAAACTAATATTATCAGAATAAATTTCAAGTGTTTCTGTAGCATCTTTACCTATGTTGATTTCACCTGTAGCACCGCCACATAATTGTATCTGTCCATCATTAACCGTAAGTATTGGAGTTTTATCAGTATCTACAATACCGCCTATTACATTGCCATAAAATTCTGCAATAACGCTAGGTTTATCAGTGTCCGTCCACGGTGTTAGTGCAACAACAGGAGTGCCATCAAAATAATGAACACCTGCACGAATATGGGTTTGTTGTTCATTATCATTTACAAACAAAATAGTTGAATTAGTGTCAGGGTGTTCTATACCACATTTCAAGTTGTAGTGTTTATGCAAATCGTGCCAATTTAAAACTGAATCCAATGTGTCTGGTCTAACAATATTTCCTGCTAAACTACCATACAAAACTCCGCTTCCACCATCTAGAACTGTGCCGTTTTCATTAGTAATACTTCCTGATACATCACCTGTCAAATTACCAATTACAGGACCTGAATGTGTTCCTGTTGTATTTCCTTGTAAATTACCAATAAAAGCACCTTCTATTGTTCCAACAAGGTTAACTTCGCCGTATAGGTTACCATAAAAATCACCTACTATTCTATCCACAGTCAAAGTACTTGTCTGAGCATCATAAACCATATCACCTTCTTGGTCTACAATACTTCCTTGTAAGTTACCTGATAACAAGCCAGTAGAAGAATTTAGAACTACATTACCACTTTCGTCTTTTACATTTCCTACAAGATCCATATGCACTTGTTTACTATTTGAATTTAAAAGAATACCGCCTTCATCATCTTCGATATTGCCTATCATTGGACCATATAGTTTGCCAAACGTAGTATCAACTTGTACAACACCGTCTCTATTCACAACATTGGCTTTAACTTGGCTTGTCCAACTGTCAATCATTAGTGTACTATCTGCACCAACTACATCAATGCGATACGAATCTCCAGGTATAAAATCAGTCATATTTTTCTCCTCAATGTATTTATTCTAATATTGACAAAGATAAAAATATTTAGTATAATTAAGTTATGTATGATGTATTTTTAATTGCCGATAAAAGTTTGTACGAAGAAGATTACAAACGTTTAAAACAAAGCATTCCTACAGTTAAATGTGTTAAAACAATAGAACAAGCACAACAAAGTTGTGTGACAAAATTTTTGTGGGTAGTGTATCCTGATTTAGAAATTGATCCAAATTTTTACTTTGATTATGTTCCAGATGATTGGAGTCACGACTATGTGCATTTATTCTTAAACGACAACGAGTTTGACGGAATTTCCTTAATACCAAAAAATTTAAAAATTACACAACGAGAAGTAGATTACAGATTTTACAGCAATAAAAAATTTGTAGATATAGTGGCAAGTAAACCAAAACCATTTGATTATTTTGAAATAGATAATTATGACGAATATTGTAATGCTTTAGAACAGTCTAAAACACAAATGTTTTGGATGGGAAGTAAAAATATTTCTCAAACTGATTTAGTAAAAAGTTTTTATATTACACATCATAATGCTTCTTTAAGAAAACAAAATCACGCTTTTGTACATCAAGTTGATGATAAAAAATTGTACAATGGTTTATTTTTATGTAGTAAAGATCAACCTCTAACACAAAAAGAAGTTGATTACAGATTTCCTGTAGCACGTAAAGAATGGAATGAAATTGGATCAGGTCCTGCAAAATATGAAATTTATTTTGTTAATAGTTATGAAGATTATTTAAAAGCACTTGCAAAGTCAGAAACTGAAATGTTTTATGTTGTTCCAAATCATATTGACTTAGACGATAATTATACATTTGATGAATACTTTACATTTGATAATGAGTATGACAGAAAAATTAATCACGTTTACCTTAATGGCGAATATCACGATGGTGTTGTATTGTGTAGCAAGCATTCTAAAATTAGCCAAAGAGAATGGCATTTTATGTTCATTGCAAACAAAAAAGAACATAATAAAATTGTTAGCAAACCAAAACCATATGATATTGTTTTTATTAGCTATCAAGAACCAAATGCTGATGAAAATTATAAACGTATTCTTAAACGTTTTCCAGAATGTAAAAGAATACACGGTGTTAAAGGAATACACCAAGCTCATATAGAAGCTGCAAAAATTTGTACTACTCCTATGTTTTGGATAATTGACGGTGATGCTGATATAGTTGAAGATTTCAATTTTGATTATCAAGTTCCTGTTTGGCAATGGGATCACGTTCACGTATGGCGTAGCAGAAATCCTATAAATGGTTTAGTTTATGGTTATGGTGGTGTAAAATTATTTCCTACACAGGCTACTATTGATATGGATACAAGCAAGCCTG